GGGGTGATGGGCCATGGCCGGATTTTTCGATTCCTTAGGCGACGCCTTCCTGGCCGGGGAGATCATCGGCTTCATCGAGGACAACACCCGGGAGTGCCGCCGCTGCGGCGGGGAGGTGGCCTTCGACGAGGAGGGCTTCGAGGAGTACCTCTGCCCCCGGTGCCTGGAGGAGGAGTACTACGACGAGGATCTCGACGAGGAAGATGAGGAGGGCGGGGACTTCGAGGACAACTGGTAAGTTCTTTTCCGGTAGATCCTGGTAAACGAGGCATATGTCTATCGTGTATATGGCGACTAGGTGTGCGAGGATGAACCGCGGTTGCCGAAACGCGGGAATCAATGGTTTAGAAGAAAGGGGGCAAGTTTGATTCGGCGGCCTTGGCGGGGCGTGTGGAAGGAGAGACCAGAAACAGCGTGCGAGTGTGAAGAAAAGCTTCATCGCTGAAGGAAAATAGGTGAAGGTGATTTGCGAATACCGGAACCCGACAGTCAACGGCAGTGGGGTGAGGGAGAAAGGTCGATTCTGCGACCATCGCGGGGTACGGGAGGGGAGAGGGCAAAAAAGCGTGCGAATGACAAAAACGATGGCCCAACGACCGTGGGGTTAGGAGACAGGTAAAAAACTAGGGGCGAGACAGGGAAGGAACGGGCGGAGGACCCCCCACCGCCGGTTGGTGGGGAAGGGTGAGGTCCGCGAATATACCTGGAAAATAAAGGAAAGGAATTCCGCATTGGCCAAGATGATACCGGAAACCAGGGTGGAGCCGGGCGCCCGGGGAGAGCTCAGGTTATACCGGTACCTGAAGGACGGGTTGCCCGACGACTACACGGTCTTCCACTCCCTTCCCTACCTATCCGCCGGGGAGAGGGGCATCTTCGATCATGAGATAGATTTCCTGGTCGTCCACCGGAAGAAGGGCATCCTGACCCTCGAGGTCAAGGGCGGCGAGGAGATCATCTACCGCCCCAAGGAGAAGAAATGGTTCTCCGTCCCCGCCTCGGGCGAAAAGCGCCACGAGATAAAGGACCCCTTCGACCAGGCACGGAGGAACATGCACTGGCTCAAGAAGGAGATCCTCAACCGCGGGGTCTTCCCCGGGGCGGAGGACCTGCCCTTCGCCTACGGGTACGCGGTGACCTTCCCAGACGCCTCGGTGCAGACCAAGTATTTTCCTCCCCACGTCATTCCGGAGCTGGTCATCGACCGCGACGGCCTGGACCGGGTGGGGGAAAGGATAGAGGAGATCATGGGCCGCATGAGGCGCCAGGGCAGCCGGGCCATGAGCGAACAGGAGTACAACGACCTCTACAACAAGTTCCTCCTCCCGGAGTTCCGCCTCACCGCTTCCATAGCCCGGCGCCTGGAGGACGAGGAGGCGGAGATCGTCCGCCTCACCGAGGAGCAGTGCCGCATCCTGGATTTCCTCCGCAACCGGAAAAGGGCCCTCATCCAGGGGTACGCGGGGACGGGCAAGACCCAGCTGGCCGTGGAGAAGGCCCGCCGCCTGGCCGCGGAGGGGCATTCCGTGCTCCTGCTGTGCTTCAACAGCCCCCTGGCCGCCTACCTGCGCCGTCAACTCCGGCCGGAAGAGGGAAAGATAGAGGCCTACAACTACCACGACCTGTGCATCCGCCTGGCCCAGAGGGCGGGCCTCCCCTACGAGGTGCCGGGCGAGGAGGATCCCCAGAGAAGGCGGCGCTTCTGGGACGAAGAGGTTCCCGTCCTCCTGGAGAAGGCGTTGGACGTCCTCGACGTCCGTTACGACGCGGTGATCATGGACGAGGGCCAGGACTTCAAACGCCACTGGTCGAAGGGCGTGCTCAAGCTGCTGCGGGACCCGAAGGAGGGCTACCTCTACATCTTCTACGACGAGAGGCAGAACATCTACCACGGGGACGACCTGCAGTTCCCGGTTCGAGGCGAGCCCTACGTTTTGAGCGAGAACTGCCGCAACACCAGGAGGATCTGCGAGATGGCCTCCCGCATAGGCGGCATCGACCCGGAGGGCTACCGCTACCAGAGGAACCCGGAGGGCGAGAAGGTGCGCTTCCTCCCCTACCGCGACCCGGCCGAGCAGCCGGGGATCATCGAGGACACGGTGCGCAAGCTCCTCAAGAAGGGCGTGAAACCGGCGCAGATAACCATCCTCTCGCCGCGGGTGAGGGAGAAGAGCTGCCTCGCCGGGGTGGAGGAGCTCGCCGGGTGCCGGGTGGTGGATTACGAGGAGCCGGTCCCCCCCGACGCCCTGGCCTTCTCCACCCTCAAGCGCTTCAAGGGCCTGGAGTCCGACGTGGTCATCTTCTGCGACATGGACGGGAGGTTCCCCATCCACGACCGCAAGGACCAGTACGTGGCCGTCACCCGCGCCAAGCACCTCCTCTTCGTGGTGCACGACCGGGCCTGGAGCCCGCCCGAAAACCCGCCCGAAAACCCGCCCGAAAGCCCACCCTCTGACCCGCGGGACGCGCGGCACGAAAGCCAACCCGCAGGCCAGCGGGACGCCCGGACCGAGAGCCAACCCGCAGGCCAGCGGGACGCCCGGACCGAGAGCCAACCCGCAGGCCCGCAGGACGCCCGGACCGAGAGCCAACCCGCAGGCCCGCAGGACGCCCGGCTCGCCCGGCCCGGAAGCGCGCTCGCGGCCCCGTTGGACGGCCAACATGAGGATCCGACGAGCGGCAATCCCCAAAACCCGCCCTCGGTCAAGCCAGGGGGCCAACAGGAGGACCCGACGGACAGCCCTCCCGACAGATGAGGGATGGCTATGTAATGGAGAAAAACACGATGAAACGTAAAAGTGGTCATTGACCAAAAACCTTAGTCGAATGTCTAGAATATTTAGTCGGGAGGGTGATCCATGAGCATCTTCCAACTGAAGGACGCCGTAATCGAGGAATATAAGGAATATATACACAGTTTCCTCACCATCCAGGACGACAGGATCCGTGATTTCGTCTCCCGGGAATTGGTGGACAAAGGCGTCCTGTGGCCGCCGGCCCTCGTCCAGCTCAATCCCGCCTACAGAAAGGCGGCGAGTATAGAGGATTTGGTGGCCGAGGGGAAGCTGCATCCCGAATGCGCGGAGATCTTCCGCGACCGGGACGGCAGATCCATAACCCTTTTCCAGCACCAGCAGGAGGCCATCGAGACGGCCCTCTCGGGAAGGGGTTTCGTGGTCACCAGCGGAACGGGCTCCGGAAAGAGCCTCACCTACTTCGTGCCCATAATCGACGCCGTGCTCAGGGGCGATCCCCAGGCGCACAAGGTATGGGCCATCATCATCTACCCCATGAACGCCCTGGTGAACTCGCAATTTTTAGCCCTGCAGGAGCTGGCGAAAGCGTATCAAGAAAGGACCGGCCGCCAGTTCCCGGTCCGTTTTAACCGCTATACCGGCCAGAACCTCAACGAGCGTCCGGCTATCCAGAAGGAGCCACCCCACATACTCCTCACCAACTACGTCATGCTGGAGCTGATGCTGGTCCGCCCCGAAGAGCACGTTTTCGTGGATCGCACCACGGCCGGCGTCAAGTACCTGGTCATAGACGAGCTCCACACCTATCGGGGGCGCCAGGGCGCGGACGTGGCCCTCCTCATCCGCCGCCTCAAGGAAAGGTGCGGTAACCCGCATCTCATGTGCATAGGCACCAGCGCCACCATGATCGCCGGAAGGGATTCCTCGCGCCGGGAGAGGCGCCGGGTGGTGGCCGAATTCGCGCAGAAGATGTTCGGCGCCCCGTTCCAGCCCGATCAAGTGGTCGAGGAAAGCCTGGAGCGCCTGACCTCCGGCGCCGGAGACGTCGATGGCCAAAGGCTGAAGGAGGCCGTGGGCTCCCCGTTGCCCGACGATCCGGAAGCCTTCCTGCGCCACCCCCTGGTCTCATGGGTGGAGGACAACTTCGGCCTCGAGGAGGAGGAAGAAGGGCGGTTCAGGCGCCGCCCCCCGCTCAGCCTGGAGGAGGGCGCTTCGAGGCTCTCGGACCTTACGGGGCTGGACGAGGAGGCCTGCAAGGAGGCCTTGAGCCGGGTTTTCTTGAAGGGAGCGTCCCTTCGGAACGCGGAGGGTGAACCCCTGCTCTCTTTCAAGCTGCACCAGTTCATAGCCCAGGGGAACCGTGTTTTCGCCACCCTGGAGCATCCTTCCCAGCGCCTCCTGGACATGGAAGGGCACGCCTACGCCAGCAGGGAAGGGAAAACGCTCCCCCTCTTTTCCCTCAAGTTCTGCCGGGTCTGCGGTATGGAGTACTACGAGGTGGCGCACGACTCTCAAGCCAGCCGTTTCGAGCCCTTGGGCGACGAGTCCGAGCTTCTCGACGGATACGGCGAGACCAAGGAACGGGGATACCTTCTCATACCTCCGCAGGGACGCGACGTGGAGTGGGGACCGGAAAATCTTCCCAGGGAATGGCTCCAGGACAACGGAAAGGTCAAGAGGGATTACCGGGAATATGTGCCACGGCCCGCGTGGGTCTATCCAGATGGTAATTATTCCCAATACCTTGTCGATGACGCCGTCAAGGCCTGGTTCCAGCCCTACCCCTTCCGCCTCTGCTTGAACTGCGGGGTCTTCTACACCGGCAAGGACAGCGAGTTCAGCAAGCTCGCCGGCCTCTCCAGCGAGGGGCGGAGCAGCGCCACCACCGTCCTGGCCCTCTCGGCGCTGGAGAAGGCGCCCATGGGCGACATCGAGGAGGGAGCCCGCAAGGTCCTCAGCTTCACCGACAACCGGCAGGACGCCAGCCTGCAGGCCGGTCATTTCAACGACTTCGTCCGCACTGGGCTCCTCCGGGCCGCCATATACCGGGCGGTGAGTGAAGCTGGCCCCCTGCGCCACGACCAGGTGGCGACCAAGGTGGTAGAGGCCCTGGAGCTTCCCTTCCGGGAGATCTCCGCCAGCAAGGATCTCCTTCCCGACACCCCCAGGGGAGGCGAGGTTATGAAGGTCTTCACCGACCTCGTCGAGTACCGCGTTTACGAGGACATGCGCCGGGGTTGGCGGTTCGTGCAGCCCAACCTGGAACAGTGCGGCCTTCTGCGGTTCGGATACCTGGGGCTCGAGGAGCTGTGCGCCGACGGGGAGGCCTGGCGAGAGCTCAAACCCTTCGCGGACCTCGACGCCGCCGGGCGGCGGGAGATCCTCACCGCCCTGCTGGACCACTTCCGCAGGCAGCTGGCCGTCCACGCCTACTGGCTGCAGGAGACCAACCAACAGCAATTGAGGAAGCGCGTGGAGGAATGCATAGACGAGAAGTGGAGTTTCGGCGAGGAGGGACGCCTGTTCACCGCCTCGCGTTTCGTCCTTCCTGGGCAGGAGGAAAAGATTCCCAACAGCTACAGCCTGGCCGAGAGGAGCCTGGTGTACCGCTACCTGAAGCGGGTCCTTCCTTCCTTCTTGCCGGAATACTCCGAGAACATGCAAAGGCTCACGGACATCCTCTGCGCCCACGGCCTATTGCGCCGCGGCAGCGAAAGGGGCGTCTCCTACGTCCAGGTGGAATCATCTTGCCTGGTCTGGGGGCCGGGTGACGGGACGCCGGCCGGGGAACCCCTTTACCGGAGGCGCTCCGACGACCCCATTTACCAAAAGGTGGAAAAGGAGGCCAACCGCTATTTCGTCAGCTTCTACACCCGGCCGCCCGGCTTGCTGCGCCTTGCGGAGGGGCGGGAGCACACCGCCCAGGTCGATTACGAGCGGAGGCAGGAGAGGGAGCTCCGTTTCCGGGACGGCGAGCTCAAATGCCTCTTCTGCTCGCCCACCATGGAACTGGGCATCGACATCGCCGACCTGCAGCTGGTGCACCTGCGCAACGTCCCGCCCACTCCAGCCAACTACGCCCAGCGCAGCGGCCGCGCCGGACGCAAGGGCGACCCCGCCCTGGTCATCACCTACTGCCTGGCCGGAAGCGGCCACGACCAGTACTTCTTCCATCATAAACGGGAGATGGTCTCCGGTTCCGTGCAGCCCCCGCGCATCGACCTCTCCAGCGAGGAACTGGCCCGGGCCCACCTTCACTCCATTTGGCTGGCCAGGACCGGGCTTTCCCTGGGCCGTTCCATAACCGAGTTCGTCGACGTACGCCTGGAGGACTACCCCCTGAACGAGGACGCGGCGAACAAGGTGAGGCTCGGCGAGAGGGCTTTCCGGGAATGCCTGGAGGAGGCCCGGCGCATATTCGATTCCTGCTATCCGGAGGGCGAGGCACCGGCGTGGTATTCCGAGGAGTGGTTGGAAGAGGCGCTCAGGCGGGCCCCGGAGGAGTTCAACCGGGCCTTCGAACGCTTCCGGGAGCTCTACCGCGCCGCGGATCGCCAGTGGGTGGAGGCCAACGAGATCCTTCGCTATCCAACCGGGAACAACAAAGAGAGGGAGGAGGCCAGGAGAAGGCGCGACGAGGCGGAACGCCAGAAGCAGCTACTGGAGAACAGCACCCGGTTCTACGAGGAATCGGACTTCTACCCCTACCGCTACCTGGCCAGCGAGGCTTTCCTTCCCGGCTATAACTTCCCCCGCCTGCCCCTTACCGCCTTCATCCCGCGGAAAGGGGAAGGCGATTACGTGTCGCGGCCCCGCTTCCTGGCCATCTCCGAGTTCGGCCCCGAGAACCTCATCTACCACGAGGGTTCCAAGTACAGGGTGACCAGCCTCAAGACCGTCCTTTCCGACCTGGAAAAGAGGCTCCTCCAAGTGAAGATCTGCGGCAACTGCGGATACCTCCACTCCGACGAGAGCGTGGACATATGCCACAACTGCGAGAGCCGCCTCTCCGGCGATGGTTACACCTACGCCACTCTGCTCGAGGCCACGAACGTCTATACCCGCCGCAGGGAGCGCATCACCAGCGAGGAAGAGGAAAGGGTGCGTTACGGTTACGACATAACCACCCACTTCGAGTTCTCCCCCTCCAGCGGGTCGAGCGAGGGGCGCGTCCCGGCCGTGGTGACCGACAAGGGAGGCAAGCCGCTCCTGGAGCTCGTTTACGCGCCGTCGGCCACCCTGTACCGCGTGAACCATCGGTGGAGGAACAGCAGGGAGTCGGGCTATCTCCTGAACATGGATACGGGGGAGTTCCTTTCCAGGAGCGATCGGGATGTTAAGAGGGCCGCCACCGCCCGGGTGGAGACGGTGCGCCTCTTCGTGCGCGACACCATGAACGTCATGCTCCTCTACCCCGGCCGCGACGGCCTCGGGCTTACCGAGGAGGCCCTGGCCACCCTGGAACACGCCCTGCGCCGCGGCATCGAGAGGGTCTACCAGCTGGAACCCTCCGAGCTCGCCTCGGAGCGCATCGGACAAAGCGGCCGCCGGGGCATCCTCTTCTACGAGGCCAGCGAGGGCGGCTACGGGATCCTGCGCGCCCTCGCCGTGGAGAGGGACGCCTTGGCCGGCGTGGCCCGCGAGGCCCTGGTGGCGTGCCATTACCAACCGGACAGCCTGGAAGACCTCAAAGCGGAATGCCTGCGCGCCTGCTACGATTGCCTGCTCTCCTACACCAACCAGCGCGACTATTCCCTGCTCGACCGCGCGCTGGCCAGGGATCTTCTCGCGGAGATCGCCAGCTCCGAGACGCATCCCAAGGTCGGGGGCCGGGATTACCACGAACATTATCAATGGCTGCGCGCCCTCGCCGATTCCCGTTCCGAACTGGAGAGAAGGTTCCTCGACCACCTCTATGCCACCGGGCGCCGCCTTCCCGACGACGCCCAGCGGGCGCTGGCCGACCACCACGGCACCGTCCCCGATTTCTTTTACGAGAAGTACACCTGCGTCTTCTGCGACGGCTCCGTGCACGACGAGCCCGCCCAGAGGGAGAAGGACATGAAGGTGCGGCAGGAGCTGGAAGATCTTGGGTATCGAGTCATCGTCATCCGTTATGACCGTGACCTGGAGGAGCAGATATCCAGATATCCTGACGTTTTCGGGGAGGCGAGACCATGAACGGCGGGACTTGTGGCGTGGGTTCCATAGTGCGCTGCCGGGAGCGGGAATGGGTGGTCATCCCTTCCACGAGGGAGGACGTGGTCATGCTGCGTCCCCTGGCGGGAGGGGAGGAGGAGATCTGCGGCGTGTCCTTGGAGTTGATGAAATACGGCATCGACGCCATAGCCTCCGCCGATTTTCCCCTGCCTTCCCCGGAGCAGGCCGGGGACGCCGCGTCGGTGGGCCTCCTCTTCGATGCCGCCCGCCTCATCCTGCGCGACGGGGCGGGGCCCTTCCGTTCCTTGGGAAAGATCTCCGTGCGCCCCCGCCCCTACCAGTTCGTGCCCCTGCTCATGGCCCTGCGCCTGGACCCCGTGCGGATGCTCATCGCCGACGACGTGGGGGTGGGAAAGACCATCGAGGCGGGGGTCATCGCCCGCGAGCTCATCGACCGCGGGGAGGTCAGGCGCCTGAGCGTCCTCTGCCCCCCTTACCTCTGCGAGCAATGGAGAAAGGAGCTCGCGGAGAAGTTCCACCTCGACGCCGTGGTCGTCAGCTCGGGCACGGTCAGTTCCCTGGAACGCCGCCTTCCCCACGGCGACCACAGCGTCTTCGGTTACTTCCCCTATACCGTGGTGAGCATAGACTACGCCAAGAGCGAGCGGCACCGCCACAACTTCCTGGCCAACTGCCCCGAGCTGGTCATCGTGGACGAGGCCCACGGCGCCGCGCGGCCCACCGGCCGCTCCACCGCCCAACAGCAGCGCCATGCCCTCCTGCGCGAGGTGGCGGCGAGGGAGGACCGCCACCTCATCCTCCTCACCGCCACCCCCCATAGCGGGGTGGAGGAGGGTTTCCTCTCCCTGCTCGGCCTGCTGGACCCTGGCTTCGAGCGCCTCGACGTGTGGAGACTCAGAGACCGGGAGCGCGACCGCCTGGCGCGTCACTTCGTGCAGCGCCGCCGCGCCGACGTGGCGGTGTGGCTGGGCGAAAAGACCCCCTTCCCAGAGCGGGTGTCCGAGGAGGCCCATTACGAGCTTTCCCCCGCCTACCGCAAGCTCTTCGAGGGCGTTTACGACTTCAGCCGTGAGCTGGTGGCCTCCGGAGAGAAATTGACCGTCTGGAGGAGGCGCATCCGCTACTGGACCGCCCTGGCCCTCCTGCGCTGCGTGATGTCCAGCCCGGCCGCCGCCGTGGCCGCCATAGGCAAGCGCCTGGAGGGGCTGGGCTTGGAGGCCGCGGATTCCCCGGAAGAGGAATACCTTTCCACCGTCTACGAGGCCGAGGACCGGGAGCCCTCGGACAGCCAGCCCTCCGGCATCATCGAGGACGGGGTTGAGGACCTCTCCGGCTCCGAGGTCCGGAAGCTGCGCGCCTTCGCCAAGCAGGCGCAGGAGCTGAAGGGGAGGGAGGACAACAAGCTGGAGAAGTGCGCCGCCTTGGTGGAAGGGCTGCTCCGGGAGGGATTTTCGCCCATCGTCTGGTGCCGCTACATCGCCACCTCCGATTACGTGGCCGCCGGTCTCCAGGCTCGCCTGGAGAAGGGCTTCCCCGACCTGCGCGTCATCTCCGTCACCGGGGCGCTTTCCGAGGAGGAGCGCAAGCTCAAGGTGGAAGGACTTACCAGTTACCCTTGCCGGGTGCTGGTGGCCACCGACTGCCTGAGCGAGGGCGTCAACCTGCAGGAGGGCTTCGACGCCGTGGTCCACTACGACCTGCCCTGGAACCCCAACCGCCTGGAGCAGCGCGAGGGGAGGGTGGACCGCTTCGGGCAGAAGAAGGAGAAGGTCAAGGCCGTCCTCCTCTACGGGAGGGACAACCCGGTGGATGGCGCCGTGCTCGAGGTTCTCCTGCGCAAGGCCCGGAGCATCCACAAGACCCTGGGCATATCGGTGCCCGTTCCCGCGGACAGCGAGACGGTGATGGAGGCCGTCCTCCGCTCCCTCTTCTTCCGGGGGAAGGACGTGACCCAGATGCAGCTCTTCGAGGCCCCGGAGGCCCAGGAGATCGGCAGGCTGTGGGACCAGGCCGTGGAGCGGGAGAGGGAGAGCCGCACCCGCTTCGCCCAGCGGGCCATCAAGCCGGAGGAGGTGGACCGGGAGCTCCGGGAGACCGACTCCGTCCTGGGCGACCCGGAGGCGGTGCGTGGCTTCGTCATCGAGGCCTGCAAGAGGCTGGGTGTGGGGTGCAGGAGGAAGAGGGACGGTTCCTACGAGCTCACTTCCCTGGACCGCTTCCCCCAGGCGGTCCGCGAGGCCCTGCCCTCCAGGGGGGAATGCCGCCTGGCCTTCGAGGCTCCCGCTCCCGAGGGCGCCCTCTACGTGGGGCGCAACCACCCCTTCATCACCGCCCTGGCCCGCCACCTGCTGGAGGAATCCCTGGCCGGGAAGCCCGGGGCCCTGGCCTCCCGTTGCGGGGTCATGCGCACCGGCCGGGTGGCCAGTCGGACCACCCTGCTCCTCCTTCGCGTGCGCTATACCCTCACCGTCCCCGGGGAGCCCGATCTCCTGGCCGAGGAGGTGCTTCCCCTGGCCTTCACCGGGTCCCCTCCCGAGGTGAACTGGCTTTCCCGGGAGGAGACCCTGCGCCTCCTGAGGGAGGCCGCTCCTGAGGAGAACGTCTCCGTGACCGAGAGGTCCGAGACCCTGGAGAGGGCCCTCTCCTGGTACGGCGGGCTGGAGGGGGAGCTGAGGAAGATCCTGGAAAAAAGGGCCCGGGAACTCCAGGACGCGCACAAGAGGGTCCGGGAGGCGGTGCGCCTGTCCCGTAGGGGCCTGGCGGTCACCCGCCACCTGCCCCCGGACCTGCTGGGCATATTCGTGCTCCTGCCCATTCCCCGGGGGGTGAGGAGATGAGTCGCTTCGAGAGCTTTCGCGTGGAGGGCGGGCTCCTCAGCCCGGATCTCATCGACCGCATCGCCGACGGCGAGGCGCCGGGGCAGAAGCCGGCCGATTTCGGCCTTCCGCCCAGGGCCGCCTTCATAGACGAGGTCTCCGAGGCCTGGGGCGCCGCCCGCCGCTTCTGGGAGGCCTTCCGGGCCCGCCTGGAGCGCCTGTCCCCCGACGACCTGGCCACCGGGCCCACCCGCGACCAGTGGGTGATACCCCTGATGAGCCTCCTGGGCTACGAGCTGACCTACCGGCCCCGGGCCCAGGAGGTGGACGGGCTCACCTTCGCCGTGAGCCACGGCGCCGACCGGGACGCGGACGCGCCGCCGGTCCACGTGGTGGGTTGGCGACAGGACCTGGGCAAGCTCCCGCCATCCGGTCGCCCCCGCCTGGCGCCCCACGTTCTGGTGCAGGAATACCTCAACCGCACCGAGCACCTCTGGGGCGTGGTCACCAACGGCCGCATCCTGCGCCTGCTGCGCGACAGCCAGCTCCTCTCCCGCCAGGCCTATATCGAGTTCGACCTGGAGTCCATGTTCGAGGGGGAGAGGCTCTCCGACTTCGCCCTTTTCTGGCGCCTGGTCCACCGCACCCGGCTTCCCCGCGGCATGGACGACGCCCCCTCCTGCCTCTTGGAGAGCTACTACATGGAGAGTGTGGAGCAGGGGGGAAGGGTGCGCGAACGGCTGCGCGACGGGGTGGAGAAGGTTTTGGAAATATTTGGTAATGGTTTTCTCTCCCACCCCGTCAACGACAGGCTGCGCGAGCGGGTGGAAACGGGCGAGACCGGGCCGGAGTCCTTCTACCGGGACCTTTTACGCCTCGTCTACCGCCTGCTCTTCCTCATGGTGGCCGAGGAGAGGAGGCTCATCTCGCCGTCCGCCGTTTACCTGGAGCACTACAGCCTGGAGCGCCTGCGCCGCCTGGCCGACCTGCGCCTGCGCGACGAGGACCACCGGGACCTCTGGATATCCCTGCAGGTCACCTTCGACCTCTTCCGCCGCCAGGAACTGGGGGCCCTTCTCCAGGTCCCCCCGCTCAACGGGGAGCTCTTCGAGGAGACGGAGCTGGACCGCCGCGCCCTCTACAACCGGGACCTCCTGGCTGCCTTGCGCGAGCTCTCCACCTACACCGAGGACGCCCGCTCCCCCCGCCGCCGCGTCAACTACTCCGCCCTGGACGTGGAGGAGCTGGGGAGCGTTTACGAGAGCCTGCTCGATTACCACCCCGCCTTCCTCGAGCAGGAGGGGAGGACCGTCTTCCGTCTGGTGCCGGGCACGGAGCGCAAGACCACCGGCTCCTACTACACCCCGCCCGAGCTGGTCAACGAGCTGGTGAAGAGCGCCCTCGAGCCCGTGCTCGCGGAGAGGCTTGCCAGGGCGAGGGGAAAGGTGGAAAAGGAGAGGGCCATCCTGGACATCAAGGTCTGCGACCCCGCCTGCGGGAGCGGCCATTTCCTCCTGGCCGCCGCCCGCCGCCTGGGAAAGGAGCTGGCCCGCGTGCGCACCGGCGACGAGGAGCCCGCCCCCGAGGAGGTACGCTCCGCCGTGCGCGACGTCATCGGCCACTGCATCTACGGGGTGGACAAGAACCCCCTGGCCGTGGACCTCTGCAAGGTGGCCCTGTGGATAGAGGGCCACGCCGAGGGGCGTCCCCTCACCTTCCTCGACCACCGCATCCGCTGCGGCGACTCCCTGGTGGGCGTCTTCGACCTCAAGGTCCTCGAGGAGGGCATACCCGATGGGGCCTTCGAGCCCGTGGCGGACGATGATAAGGCCCTCGCCAAGTCCATAAAGAAAGACAACAAGGCGGAGAGGACCGAGAGGGCCGGTTGGCTTTCCTTTGCGCTGGATGTTGAAAGCGACGCCCACGAGCTATCCGAGGCCTACCGAAAGCTCTCCGAGATCCCCGACGACACTCCGGAACAGGTGCGGAAAAAGCAGGAGGCCTACGAGAGGCTGCGGGGCGAGGGAGGGCGCTGGTGGAACGACAACACCGCCTGCCACCTCTGGACGTCCGCCTTCTTCGCCAGGCTGGATAAGGATGGCTACCGGGAGAAGGCTATCCCCACCACCGAGGTCCTGCGCAATTATTTAGACAATCCGGCATCCGTTGATCCTCGATATCCAAGCCACGCCTGGGAGGCGGCGCTGCGCCACCGTTTCTTCCACTGGCCCCTGGAGTTCCCCGAGGTCTTCGAGAAGGGGGGCTTCGACGTGGTGCTCTGCAATCCCCCGTGGGAGCGCATAAAGCTGCAGGAGAAAGAGTTCTTCGCCACCCGGGATTCGGAGATCGCCCTGGCGCCCAACAAGGCCGCCCGCGAACGCCTGATAAAACGACTGCCGCAGACCAACCCCTCCCTGTGGTCCGAGTACCAGGGTGCCCTGCATTACGCCGAGTCGCATAGCAAATTCCTGCGCCAGTCGGGGCGTTTCCCGCTGTCCGCCCGCGGGGACATCAACACCTACTCCGTCTTCTCCGAGCTCTTCAGCGGGTTGATCAACCCGGAGGGCAGGGCGGGCGTGGTGGTGCCCACCGGCATCGCCACCGACGACACCAACAAGGTGTTCTTCTCCCACCTGGTGAATACGGGCCGCCTGGCCAGCCTCTACGATTTCGAGAACCGGGATAAGATCTTTCCGGCGGTTGATAGCAGGCAGAAATTCTCCCTCCTCACTCTCAAGGGCGACGGTGCCGAAGCTGGTAAGCCGGCGCGCTTCGCCTTCTTCCTCACCCGCGCCTCCCAGCTCCGGGACGGGAGGCGGGTTTTCGAGCTCACCGCGGAGGATTTCTTCCTCCTCAACCCCAACACCCGCACCTGCCCCGTTTTCCGTACCCGCCAGGATGCCGAGCTCACCAGGTACATCTACCGGAGGGTGCCGGTGCTGGTGAACGAGGCCACCGGCGAAAACCCCTGGGGCATAAGGTTTTTACGCATGTTTGACATGTCCAACGACTCCCACCTCTTCCGCACCCGCCGGGAGCTCGAGAAAGCCGGCTTCCGCCTCCACGGCAACCGCTTCGTCAAGGGCGAAGGTGACGACCAGGAGATCTGGCTCCCGCTATACGAAGCGAAGATGATTTGGCAATTCGACCACCGCTTCGGAACCTACGAAGGAGTAAACTCCCGCTCCAGCACCCACATCCCCACTCCAACACCAGACCAATATGCAAACCCTTCCTTCCTATCCCTTCCCTGGTATTGGGTATCGAAGACCGAGGTAAACGCCAGGCTCGGCAACTACGATAAAGGCTGGCTCCTCGGATTCCGGGATATTACAAATGCCACCAATGAGCGCACCGCCATCTTCACCGTTATCCCCCAAACCGCCGTCGGACATACAATGCCATTAATATTTATGAAAAAAATTTCGCAATTATTATCACCTCTTTTTATTGGGAACTTTGATTGCCTAGCTTTTGATTATGCTGCAAGACAAAAGATGGGAGGGACTCATTTGACTTACCATTACTTAAATCAATTGCCTGTTATTTCTCATGATAAATATGAAAAATCTCAAACAGTTCTTTTATTGCCGAAAGCGCTCGAAATTTTATACACTTCCTGGGACATCAAGCCTTTCGCCGATGACGTGTGGCGCGAGGCTGATGAGGATCTCCGGAAGGCCATCCGAGCCCAATGGGAGGAGAACAAACGGGCCACGGGAGGACATGCCTGGGATCCTCCCGAGTGGGCCGAGGTCGCCGAGGACGGCATCCCCCTGCCTCCCTTCAAGTGGGACGAGGAGCGACGCGCCCGCCTGCGCGCAGAGCTTGACGCCATTTACGCCAAGCTTTACGGCCTCAACCGCAAGCAGCTCCGCTACATCCTCGACCCCGCCGACCTCACCGAGAAGGAGCTGGAGAACATCCTCGACGACTACGAGGAGGTAGAGGACCCCCTGGACGAGGAGGCCTATCGCCACCGCTGCGAGACCTCCACCTTCCCCGGCGAGACTTTCCGCATTCTCAAGGAAAAAGAAATCAAAAAATACGGTTTCTACCGCACTCGCCGCCTTGTCCTCGAAGCGTGGGAGAAGTCGAACAAGGCGCAGAAAGGCAAAGTCATCAGAACTAGCCCAGAAGGCTTGTTGGTATGCGAGTTATTCGCAGGTATCGGAGGCTTTAGGTTAGGTCTTGAGAAAGCAGGCCATAGGGTTATTTGGTCCAACCAATGGGAACCCGCTACCAAGAGACAGAACGCATCTGAATGCTATGTGGCACATTTCGGAGCAGAGGGCCACTCTAATGAAGATATTTGCAAGGTCCATGTAGACGACATACCAGAGCATGACCTTTTGGTCGGGGGATTCCCATGCCAAGATTACTCGGTTGCTGCGACTAAGACGAAGGGCATACATGGCAAGAAGGGCGTCTTATGGTGGGAAATCAACCGCATCCTAAGAGCAAAAAGACCACCGTATGTTCTACTTGAGAACGTAGACCGTCTTTTAAAATCACCCGCTTCACAAAGAGGCAGGGATTTCGGTATCATGCTAGCCTGTTTCCGCGACCTTCTAGCAGAAAACGACTTGGGCTATTCGGTTGAATGGCGGGTAATCAATGCTGCGGACTACGGATTTGCACAACGTAGGAGAAGGCTGTTCATTTTTGCTTTTCGAGATGACACTCCTATTGGTGAAAGCCTTAAGAACACGACTGACTGGCATGCCTGGCTTCTAGAAAAGGGGTTTTTCGCAAGTGAGTTCCCAGCAACGTGTTCGTCAAATCTCTTGCCAATAACGGGGATTGATATCTCATATCCTTTAGAAGGTAGCTTGATGGAGTTGTCAGATGGGTTCAGATATCCTTTTCAAAATGCCGGTATCATGTCGGGCGGAAGATTCTATACAATACATGTTGAGCCTATCAAAGAGCCGTTTACTCCACTCTCAGCGGTTCTTGAAGAAGATGTGTCGGAAGACTTCTATATTCCCGAAAGTAGCATCAGCGCATGGAGATATGCGAAGGGTGCAAAATCGGAACCGCGACGTACCAAGTCTGGGTACGAATATTATTATAAAGAGGGAGCGATACCATTCCCAGATGACCTTAGCAAACCTGCAAGGACAATATTGACCAGCGAAGGTAGTCGTTCACCCAATAGATGTACCCACATCATCAAGGATCCGCAAACAGATAGGTTAAGGCGATTGACACCGGTCGAAGTCGAACGGATTTTCGGCTTCCCGGATGGATGGACCGATACAGGGATGACGTTGTCGGGGAGATACTTTTGTCTGGGAAACTCTCTAGTTGTTGGCTTAATCGAGAGGATGGGCAAACGCCTTAGCAATATGATATTCGGCACCATGAGATTTGAAGAGGCGGCTTCCTAAAATGTCTTTAATCTCTTTGTGGACGAATCAATATCTCTAAGATATTTTATTATAGCCCACCAGATAAAGATAGCTATATTATAAGAGAAAGAGGTTAGCTAACCTTCTCTATCTTTAAATGTAAATTTGTTTGGATAACGTCTGTATTTTGTGAATAGACTTTGAGTGCTTCTTCCAAAGATGATGGATTCCAACATCCATCTTTTATCACATATGCCTGATATTCGTAATTACAATTATTTTCTTCAAAAATTTCAAAAAGCCTATTTAGTCTTTTTTGATCATAAAATCTTATCCAATTGGAATAACCATACCATTCGGAATCTCCTTCTCCTATAGGAAAAGTAAGAAGAATCCAACCACCAGGTTTTGTTACTCTGATGGCTTCCTTAACAACCTTAAAATCACCCTCTTCATCAAATTCCCATGCATCATATCGTTCATGGATTAAACCAATATGTTCTATAGTACTTATAGAATAAGTAATATCAAAAGAATTATCCTCAAAAGGAATATCACGAGCATCACATTGAATAAATTTCTCATATGAATCTTTATCATAAGGCCTTAAATCTATACCCCATGCATCAACATCTAAAACTTCAGCAGAATAAAGTAACATCCTATTCTCACAACAACCAATGTCTAGTATGCGAGGTTTATAACCTTTTTGAGCTTTGAATAACTTTATTTGTTTGATAACAAACGGTAATTCTATATAACGTTCAGCATTTTTAGCCACATCATAGTCCATTAAATACGCAAACGGAATGTTAAAATCATTCTCCTCCAGAGCTTCCATTATCATCATCTCCTTTATCCCCATTTACATTTTTATTTTCTTCTTTCTTTTCTTCACTTTCATTAGAATCGTTCCAATTATATAAAGCATTTAATTTTTTAGCCACTATATCCTCAATATAACACATTAAAATAGCTAACCTAGCAAATTCATTAGATTGAAAAATGAAATATTTAACTGATTTATTGACATTCACACTAAACAGAAGGCTAACCAAAAGTCCTTCCTCAAACCCATCCAACCACGGAATAGAGTAATTTGACAAATTTAATTCTTCTTCGAATTTTGTTTTGAACAAATCTTTAGCATTATCCGGAATTGCTTCCCAGCGCTTTAATAAATCTCGTCTTAATTGTTCGATATGCTTGCTAAATTGGCTATTCTTACTCATTTTCACCTCTCATTGCTTCACGTAATTTTTTAATATTTTTGCTCACGGTACCTTGTGATTTATAATCCAATATTTTAGCTATTTCATTTTGTCTATAGCCCTCACCAACAAGCGTAAAAAGTATTTTTTGTTTTTCATCCAAAGAGTTATAAATGGAATAAAAATCGTCAATATTATTATCCTCTTCGTTAAGAAAATACTCAAAACCTTCAAGAAAACTTACATTTTTCTCATTACCAATCTTTATAGGGTTTGCCTTAACTATATTTATAAAATGATTAACAATAGCTTTTTTGATATAATTTACAATATATTCAAAATCGACGTTTCTACTTTTTATTTTTCTATAGGCATACACAATTTTATAATAACCTTCTTGCATCAAATCTTCATCATCCAAACATGTATAATACCTAAATTTGTATATTAATGAGTTAATATACGGTTTTAAATCTTCAATTAATCTTAAGATAACCTCATCGTCTTCCATAGATATTCTCCTTCTTCAACGCCGGGCATTTTCTACACTTTGGAAAATTAACACAATAATCCTTATTGTAAGGACGATCAGTAAGAGTACAACGGTAAAACACAATAGGCTTGCCTTTCATTTGTTTAAAAATGTGTTGGTCAAAAACAGCCAATTTCCTATTGCATAAATCACAAAAAGCATAATAATATTTTCCAAAAGGATAATAACCTAATGTATTGAGCCATACCTTCTTCCACAATCTCGGTGGCGGATAATGTGCTTTTCCTAATCCTTCCTCAGAAAGAAACCTTCTTTTCTTGCAATGCGGGCAATAATTAGCCAATCTCATAGTAAATTAGTTAGAAGCCATTCCCTTAATTCATCTCTAATCCGTGCCCACAAAGTATATTTCTGTTCGATAATATCTCGCTCAATTACCCCCAATTTATTAGTCATTTTCTGATATTCTTCTGTGCACAAAGTTACAAATATCATATGTGCTTTGTCATTTCGTGAAATATATTCGTCATTAGATAGTAAGCCTTGTTCAAACAATTCATTATTCTTTTTTAAAATACTGAAATATTCCTGCTTAAATTGTCGGCAATTCTCTTCATATTCTTTTTGATATCTATCTGAAAATTCCTTTAACTTCTTATTCAACTTATCAACTTCAGTTTTATACTCTACAAAAAGTTTATACCATACATCATTATATTCAATACCTATTGGCGCAGGTAATTGAATAAAATCAAGAACTACTAGAACCAAGGTTTGGTCATCACTTTTCAATAATTCTCTAATAAGAGCTTTATAATCACTCCAATCCAATCTTTCTAATGCTTTAGTAAAAAATGTACCCCATGTGTTAGATTCATAAACAACATGCTTAATTTTAGGAAACAAATCCGAAAGCCTACTTCTATAAGCAGGAAAAGATACTTTATGGGCTTCTTCAGGGAATAGCTCCAATTAATTTTCACCTCCTTCATTAACTTTTGATTCCAAAGCTTTAATCTTCTGATCAAACATCTTTTGAGTTTCTAAAAGTAAAAACGACAGATTATTCACACTATCATAGAGATGTTTTATGTGATTTGTCAATGACTCGATGATAGTTAGCAAATCATTGATATATTCCTCATTCTTTTTTCTCTTGGCCATTCCTTAATTCCCCTTTCATACTTCCTTTTGCAGTAAGCAATATTACCAATAAATAGAATAACACAGCTTGCCAATAATTCATAGTCTTGCATACTGTGATGAACTTAGTAACGCTGTTGTTCCACAACAACATAATTATAAACGAAAATAATAAAATAAACCCTATTATAGCTAATATTAATAAGAAAACACCCAATAATTTTTTCATTTACCCATACCTCCTTCCAACAGTTTTTTGTATAAAAGCTTATATTTTTCCGCTATAACATAAACAGAGTTTGTATGAACATATTCATACATTAAATTACTCAAACTAATATATTCAGATGGATTTAATTTATCTTCTAAGACTGATATAAGATCCTCAAAAGTATTAACAATCATAAAAAGATTATTTGGAAATCCATATAACTCACCTTCTATGTTCCAAACAATAATAGGAGTATAGGAAGCTAATAATAATGGGATTAATTTACATACATTTGGATTAAATTCAGAGGTTGCGTTTGGAAAAATTATCAAATCGGAATTATTTAATTTTTCAACTAATACAGGATAATCATAGTTTGTAATATCTAAATTTAGATTCAAAATATTTAACTCATCTCTTAATGTAAGGAGCTCCTTGTAAAACATATAATTCTTATCTTTATAAACACCATATATGGTGAAATCATAATTTGGCAAATATTGTATTTTGCTTACTACAGACATTAAACCCTCATTTTCATTTAATTCTTTTACTATAGATAAATATTTAATATCTCTAAATTCCTTTTTAGGTTCTAAATTATTCAACACTTTTACACCTAAAGGGACAATTTCTATTTTACCTTGTGCAAATGGATAAAGTAAATTTTGCTCCTCTTTCGAATGAACTACAATACAGTCTGCAACCTGACAAAGATAATTGTTTGTAATTACCTCAAACGCATTAACAGAATGAAACTCAACAATAACCAATTTGTTATTTAGTTTTCTAAATAATTTGCGTAGTTCAACATTGTTCAAAAAATCATAAGCAAAATAAAAATGCACGATGTTATAGTCATCCAAATCAATAGAAGATAACCCGTCAATATTTATCGCTTTAGATTTATCCCCCATTTTATTCGTTTCGAAAAGCCACGAAAAATAATTTCGTAAGGTACAAGTTCTATCCTTTAAGGAAGGCACAATATGTAATACCCTTGATTCAACAATATCCTGTTCTACCATAAAAAGTTTCTTTTGATTATTAGCCTTGTTTAAATATTTTAAACGTTCAATAATCGTTTGTGCTGTATTATCCCAGGTTAAATGCTCAACATCTTTTGCAGCTCTCATTCCTTTTTCCATTACTAAATTAGGATTTTTATATGTTAACCACAATAATTCTTTATAATGATTAATATCAGGATCGGCCCAATAAGAATTATCGTAGTAAATTTGGAAATGATCACCAGTTTTGGCTTCTATCAAATTATTGACCCTAACGATAAAAGAATTTTGTTCATTAACATATTCTAAAGGAGCAGACCAACCCGTGATAATAACGGGCGTACCACAGGCCATGCTCTCATTAGCAGGTAAACACCACCCTTCACCACGAGATAAACTGATATAACAATATGCTCTCTTATACAAGGAGGCCAATTCATCATAATTAAATACCGACCACGTAACATAAATTTTAGCATTACTATTTGTTTTTCTGCGTAAATTCTTTATAAATTCAAATATTTTTCGTTGATAAGAGCTTCCTGGATTAACAATTAATAGCAAAACAACATCATCTACATCATGAAACACCTCCATAAAACCATTAATAAGATTATCTGCATTTTTTCTAGTTGCCCATTCAAATACTGTAAGATAAAGATAAGGCTCATCAATATCAAAAATTGAAGGCTCAATATTTGGGTGATAAAATTGCCTATTAACACCTAAATTAACAACATGAATTAAATCACGATATACACCACTTTCCACAAAAGTATTAAGATTAAAATGACTCGGAACCCAAATTTCATCCATCATATTCAAGCGCTTTACCCAGAAATCAGGAATCCTATCTGATTCCAGCATAGTAAAAATTATATTTTTCCCATTCACAGAAAGCAAGGCTTTTTCTGCTGTCCAGCACGTAACACAAGGAGCATAAGGAGGAACATTTCTTCCTTTCGTAGCTACATAAACATGTGAATAAATTTTTGGCATTTCAAACACAGGGGATAGCAAAGGTGAAGTATTCATCAAAGCCAAATTAGCACCAAGTTTATAGAGAGCAACAACGCACTCACGGGTTAATGTCCCATAGCCTGTTGGTTCCCAATATAATCCATGCCACTTTAAATCCATTCCCATCAGTATACCTCCATAAACTCAAGGAATAATCTCTTCATAAAAACCTTGTCATCAGTTGCATATTCATATTTTAGGATATTATCACATATCATTTTGTAAAGGTAAATACGCTTTGTTGTAGTAAGATTACCTTCCAAAATTTCCAATATTTGATAAGAAAACTTTAACCCATTAACGCCCTGAGCATGAAGCCTATCTACATAAGCAATCAATTCATTTACATCTTTATGCTTTAAAATATGGAATAATTTCTTTATTTCTTCTTTTGAAGCCATACCAAAATATCGTTGGATATCATTTATGTCCAGTGAATTACCATATAATAATATTTGGTCTAATAGGTTAAAAGCATCTCTTAAAGAGCCATCACAAGATTCAGCAATAATATTTAAGATATCGTCATCAACTCCTTTACCTAATTTATCAACAACACGTTTTAATTCAGCATTTATCAAATCTTTTCCTAATTTCTGAAAGCGAAAAATGTAACATCTACTCAATATGGTTTTGGGCATCTTAGTAGAATCAGTTGTAACTAAAATAAAATAATAACCAGTGGGCGGCTCTTCAAGCAATTTAAGGAGAGCATTAAAAGCTTCTCTTGTCATCATATGGCATTCATCCAAAATTATGACAACGTTATCAGACTGAGGGACAAAATTAGTTAGTTCGACAAGCTTATGGGCAGATTCAATACCTCTGTTAGAAGCGACATCGATTTCAATCAAATCGGCATTTATGATGTCGGCAATAATACGTGCCGTAGACGTTTTGCCAACGCCATGGGGGCCAGCAAAAAGCATTGTTTGGGGAATTTTCCTTTCTTCAACTGCCTTAGCCAAAATCTTTTTTATGGGTTCCTGTCCGACCAGCTCTTCCAACGAAGAGGGCCTCATCTCTAGTGCTAACATATCAGTCCTCCAATCATTCTTGAAATTCTCATTCCACGCCCAGCGTAATCTACCTGTAAATGTTTGTCAATAACCTTTGCTTTGTCTTATTATCCTTTGTGATAGCGATAGCTTTATTTTGTTACTCACCAGTTAAATAAAATTAAATAAAAGCTGATAGGTGAAACACCCTTCGCTCAATGCATCGAGTAAATTTATTCAATTTTGCGCATTTCGCACATAAATTATTTATATGAAACGTAGTGGAATATAAATAATTTATAATTTTTTTATTTTTATTTTTATTTATATATTAATTATTTGTTATAATAACCAAATATATTAAAATTATATATAAAATTTACTATACCTTGGTATATATAATTATACCTTAGGGTATTATACTTTACTGAATAATAAGGTATATTACGTTAACTAGGTATATAAATTAAACTATAGTATCCAAATAATATATATTATTATCCATAGGTATTTAGAATACCTAGGTTATATTGTATTCCTATAGTTATTTTATGGAAATTTTTAAAATTTTATTCCCAGTTAGAAAGTTACTGCCACGTAAACATATTATTTTGGAATATTTTTAAAAATTGGTTTGTAATTTTGTAGTAGAAAGGTTATTTGGATTAGGTTTATTTTGGTGGTGGTGGTCATGAAGAAAAATTATTACAATTTGTTTTTAAATGAGGATATTTGTTGGGAGCGAAATTGTCCTAGTTTTTTTGAATGCTTTAATCTTACGATTAATAAATCGGATAATTTATGTAAAATGCGTGAGAAGGAAATATATAATAAGGAGGTAAAGGAAAATTGGCAAGGATACTCACATATGGCGATTCACCGTTAATTTCATCTGGTTATGGGTTAATTTTGAAAAGGATAAATGAAGCTTTAAAGAAAGAAGGCCATGAAGTGGCTTGCTTAGCTGTTTTTCAGACAAGACCTGTAATATATGATTATCCATTGTTTAATGTAAGTGAGGATGATCTTTTTGGATTTAAGATTTTTGATGAAGTTATTTATACATTTGAACCTGATATAGTTTTTTCTTTAATGGATATATATGCAATTGTGCATGTTAAAAATTCTTTGTTTAGAGATAGTTTTGCGTTTTGTTATTATGTTCCTGTAGATTCTGGCCCTTTGCCAAGTTTTTGGGAAGCTCCTTTGCGGGATGTTGATAATTTGTTTGCTTATACGTATTATGGAAAGCAAGAATTGAAAAAGTTTTTAGGGATTGATGTTGATGTGATTTATCCGGGTTATGATGATGCTGTTTTTTATCCAATGGATAAAGAGCAAGTGAAAAAGGAATTTGGTATGGAGGGTAAATTTGTTGTTGGTTATGTAGGTGTAAATGCATTGAGGAAAATGCCAGTAAGGTTGATTGAGGCTTTTTCATTGGTTGTTAAAAAGCATCCAGAAGCTGTTTTGTTTATGCATACAGATGCATACAATGAAAAGGAAGGTTGGGATTTGATGGAAGCAGCTCGACAAGTTGGTTTGCATCCTGGCCAGATATTTTTTAGTTCAAGGTCTGGCCCTTTTGGTATTTCAGATATTGCCTTAGCCAAACTTTATAATCTTTTTGATGTTTTGGCTTTACCTTCTAAATGTGAGGGGTTTGGTTTACCTATTTTAGAAGCGGCAGCTTGTGGTGTTCCTACAGTAGCAACAAATTATTCGGCAATTACTGAGTTAGTCGAAAATAGAGGTGAATTAGTGAAGCCTGAAGCATGGATGATGCATCGTCCCTATTGTCAGCAACGTCCTTTGGTAAGTATAAAAATGCTTGCTAGCAGGATAAATAAATTAATTGAAAACAGGCAACTTTTAAATTTGTATAGTGAACGTTGTATAGAATGGGCTAAGCAATATACTTGGTCTAATCAGTTACCAAAATTTGTTAATAAAATACTCGCAACAGAACGTAAGAAATCGGAATCCGAGAACTACAAAATACATAAATTGTTGGTGGTTTAAATGGCAGAAAAAGATACGAGGTTACGTACATTATTAACTGAAGAGCAGATTCAAAAATTAAAGAAGAAGGTTTATAGGGATTGGAGAGATACGGATAATCCGTATCTTACGGGGCCAATTACTCCTGAGGGAAGAGAAAAGGCTTTGCGCAATTTGCGTCCTTATGCTCCTACGAAGAAAAAAGACTCTATGTTTTTGCCTGAGGTTGAGGAGGAGCAACAACCAGAACTTGAATTCCCCGATGGTGAAACGGAAAAAGTTTTAAGCTCTTATATGAGTTTGAACGCAGATGAGAAGAAATATTACATAAGAAGATGGAGAGAGTATAAGCGAGATTTTGACATTCAAACGGCGGCTGATGAAGCATTGCTTCGAGATGTTATCATGGAAGAGATTTTAATGAATAGGCTAAGAACTTTGACATTACAAAATGAAAAAACGGATTTATCTGAGCAGATGAAAAAATGTATGGATAGGAGAAAGGATGCATTTAGCAAACTTTCTACCATTCGTAAACAGAAATGGCAGCGGTTAGATGAAGAAACTAGTCTGGCTAAATTAATACAGGAATGGGATAAGAGAAAGCTATTGTATGAAGAAGAATTACCAAAGAAAGAAGAAGAAGAGCGGGTTCTAATGGAGAAGAATAAGAAGCAATTTGAGGCAGATATTGTAGAATACAGAGAAGGCTATACTGATATGACAGAGCAAGTTAAGTATAAACCGCCTAAAGTAGAAAAGAAAGACGATGAGAATGGTTCGGGTGATAAGATATGGAAGTCGATAGCGTTGGCTTAATTGACATAGATACATTAGGTGAATATATTGAATATTGTCGTGCAAACCCTGTTTTTGCTGCGAAAGATATTCTTAATGTGGATTTAGCTCCTCATCAAAGAATTATGCTCAAAGGTATGTGGAAGGCTCGTTGGGTTTTGAATATTGCTTCTCGTGGTATTGGAAAAACTTTTATGTCTGGGTTATATGCTCTTTTAAGAGCATTATTATATTCGGGAGAAAAGATTGTAATTGTTGGGCCTTCTTTTCGCCAGTCAATATTCGTGTTCAATGAAATGGAAAAAATTGTAAATAATCATAAACTGCTGCAGAAGAACTTTAAAAAATGGCCCCCAAGACATCATACGGTTGAATATAAAGCGGAATTATGGAATGAATCCACAATTACGGCTTTACCATTAGGCACAGATGGTTCAAAGATTAGGGGAACTCGTGCAACTTGTATTATTGTGGATGAGGCTCGTGAAGTCGATAAAGAAGTAATTGAAGCCGCTGTTATTCCATTCATGGTGACAAGGAAAGACCCATTAGCAAAGTATTTAGGTAAACCAGAAACACAAGAGAAAAATGTGTTGGTATTTTGTACATCTGCTTATTATCAATTTAATCATGTGTATGAAAGGTATATAATGTATATTGAAGAAATGATGAAGGGAAATGAGGAATACTTCGTTAGTGTTTTTGATTTTAATGATGTACCTGAAGGTTTCGTAGAGATGGAAGTTATTGAAATGCAGCGGCAAACAATGAGTGAGTTGGAATTTGCAATGGAATATTTGGCAAAAATGCCAAGAGATAGTATGGGATTTTATCCCGCTAGTATGGTATATAATTCCAGAACGAGATTTCTTGAGCCACAAATAAGGGGTAATCCAACAGCTCAATATGTAATGGGGATTGACCCTGGTGATACAACGGGAATTATTATTGCTGAAGTAGATGGATTTGAGTTAAAGATTGTTTACGCAGAAGAGGTACAGATGAGCTTACCTAAATTACGGCAACATATTGATGATTTGTTAGATAAGTTTCCTACTATTCAGCGTATTGGGTTGGAAGAATATGGTGGAGGAAAAGCGTTGAAGGACTTGTTTTTGGTTGAGAGGATATACGTGAATAAAGTTACTGGTGAATTAGTAAAAAAACCTCCTTTGCTAGTTATTGATGACAAGGAAACAGAACATATCAAAGGTAATCGGATGATTGAACTTATTACTCCTTCGTTAGTTAGTTTAAATGAAATGAATTTTGACTTGAGAGCAAAGTTTGAAAACCAGCAGATTCAAATGCCAAGTTCTTCGGGTAATAATCCTACAGAAGAAACTGATATGATATATAAGAACATAATGACTTTATTGAGGCAACTTACGAATGTAACGGTAGAGGAAACCCAATTAGGTTATTTAAAGTTTATTTCGCCGGAAGGTCAAAGAAGTGACCTTTATTCGGCTTTATTATATGCTTCTTGGGCGGCTGATCATTTAACTGTTGAGCCTAAAGGTATCATTTTACCAACTGGTGGTTGGATAAATCTATTAAGGAGGTAAAGATGCCCACATCAGTTGTGAAAACGCATGAAGATGAACTTCTTTGGGAGAGAGCCAAAAGATTAGTAATAGATCAATATGGGGCTTCTCTTGAAGAAGAGAATCCTAAAAAGTTCTATGCTCTTGTAATGTCAATATTTCTCGAATTAAAAGAAGGAGGTAGATAATTAATGGAACGAATTATCCATGATAAGAAAAAGTACAGTAAAAGGAGAGATTCGTGGGATTTAAATCTTGGCTTCTATTGTGACATTCGTCATTATGACAAAGATGGTAATCTTCTGTATGAAGAACTTGGAAGTCACAATATGATTACGAATGAAGGATTGCAAAAAATTTGGGATGTGTTCTTTAGGGGTGCGACTGCTCCTACTGGATTCTATATGGAACTCTATACTAATAGTAGTGGTTTAAGTAAGGATAGTGTTTTGTCTGATTTCACAGAGCCAAGTGGTAATGGATATGCCGCTGTTTCTATATCTCGTGATAGTACGGGATGGCCTACTTTGCAAGCAGTTAATGGGCAAATGCGTATAACATCTAAAGAATGCACCTTCCAAGCTAGTGGTGGTTCTTGGCCTACTGTTTATGGAGCTTATATAAGAGATGCATCAGGAACTTATGCAGTTTGTTGGGATGGTTTTGCTGTTGCTAGAACACTGCAAGATCAAGATACATTAAAGGTTACTCTATATATTGAGCGTGAAAACCCGACAGCTGAATAATTTTGGTATATTAATGTTTTGTTTGCTATACAGATAATATATGTATTCTAGGTTTTGGGAAGGAGGTTAGTATTTTGTCAATATTTTCAGATATCAAACAATCTGTATATGATTATTGGATTTCAGTGGCTATAGCATTAAAAAATGTTGTGGAGCTATTGAAAGAGGGCGAAAGCCCTTTTTCTTCTAGATTAGATAATTTGTTTGAGCAAATGCGGCCTAAAGGGTTAAATAGCTTCAAATGTGAGCTTTGTGATAGAGTTATTGCTGAATATAATAAAAAGCATAAAACATCTATGACTATGGTTAAAGCAGAAATGTGTTATGATTTAAACTGTCCTGGTATTCCTATATGTAAAGAGGAGCCTCGTAAGTGGGAAGTTTTTCAATGTTTATCATGTATATGGTATTTTAAAGAAGGTGCTTTTTTTAAGGATGAAGGAAATAGGTACCCTTTATGTGAAAGATGGTGCAAAGGATTTACTCAATGTGAAAAGGAAGTTCCAACAGATGTAACTAATTTTAAGGAATTAGATTATGAGCAAAAGGAAGAGAAATTGAAATTTTGTTTAATCTGGTTTTGGGATGAGGTAGCGGGAAAAAATGATTGGGGATTTAATATACTTAAATATATACTGAGGTAAATTATATGCCAAACGGTTTTTATATTATTGCAGCAAGTGAAGATGATTGTTATGCATCTTCTTCTAGTTATGATTCGACTGGTACTTATCTACGATGGGGTAATATTAGCAACACAATTAATAGAACTTATTTGCGTTTTGTATTAGATATACCAGTTGGTGCAACTATTTTATCTGCTTATTTGTATTTTTACCAAGATGCTGGTTCATTGGGCCAACCTTCAAATTCTAAAATAAGTTTACTTGATGAAACTAATTGTGCTGCTTTTACTTCAAATCCTTGGGATAGAAATGTAACATCTAATCCTTCTCCTGTAACATGGAATAGTCCTGTTGGAACTGCCAATAGTTGGAGACAATCGCCAGATATTTCTTCCCTTGTTCAAGGATTCATAAGTAGATCTGGCTATGCATCTGGTAATTATATTGGTTTTCGTATCTCTTGTGATGATATTTCCAGCAATAATTATTTTCAGGCTGTGCAGATTGACTGGGAAGGAGGTGATTTTGCAACATTTCTTGTTGTAGAATGGGTTCATTATACAGAGGGCAAGAAATGTAGGGCGTATAAAATTTCTGCTTCGGCAGATGATACTTGGAATGCATCAAATGATTCAAATAATAATACAGCTGCTACTTATGGTAGATTTGGTCAAATACAGCAAAATAATAAAAATGTAAGTGACCAATTTAGCCGTGTAGGCTTACGTTGGGCTATAGATATTCCAAAATCAGCAACGGTTTATAATGCTATAATTGTATTTAATGCTTATGAAGCTGATACAGCATCTGCTAGTGCTAGAATCGGTGCTTTAACTGATGCATCTGCATTTAGTAGTAATGAATATTCAACTTTGGGAACTTTCATAAATAGTTCATATACGCTTTGGTCTTCTATACAAACATTTGATAGGGAAGGACATATAATTTCTACTCCTAATATTGCAAATCGTGTTCAAGATAGGGTTAATAGTAGTGATTATAATCCTAATGGTAGTGATCCGGCTAATTATATTGCTATAGGTTTAAGTGATGATGGCGATAAGAGCAGTTCGGATGCACATCGTTCTATTGCTTTATATGATCATACTACTTTTATTGATCCTTATTTAATTGTTGTTTTCCAGATACCTAAAATTTATATAGAAACCTGTGTTGTAAAATCTAAGGAGAAAGTAATCACAACAGAAAATTTAATAGCACAATATTCGGAAACTTGTGTTGTGAGGGCTAAGGAAAAGGTTATTACTATTAATGTTTGTGTATGTGAATCTTCGACTTTAGTTAAAAGTAAGGATAAAATCATATCAACTGAAGTTGAAGTTTATACTTCAATTTGTGTTGTAAAAGAAAAAGATAAGGTTGTAACATTCGATGTATTAGTATTCGTTTTTACAGAAAGTTGTGTAATTAAATCTAAAGATAAAATTGTTACTTCCAATAGAGTAGAAGCTATAAGTGTAGCTACAGTTAAGTCAAAGGATTTGGTAAAAACAAATAGTGTTGTTGATGGATTAGAAAATATTTTGGTTAAATCTAAGGATAGGGTTGTTGCATTCGAAGAGAGGGCTGGTGCTTACTACGAAGATGTACTAGTGGTTAAGGATAGAGGTAAGGTTTTAACGTTTACGGTTTCGGATTGTGTTAAGGAATGCATCGTTAAGTCTAAAGACAAGGTTGTTGGCATAAATATTGCAATATTCGAGGATTTACCAGAAGTAATCAACAAAGATAAAGTTTTGGTATTAAGTTCATTATCTGTATTTGAAGATAATATTGTTCATGATTGTAATAAAGTGATTTCGTCTGCGTCATTATATTTGATAAAGGATATATTGGTTCGTTCAAAGGAACGGGTTGATACTTCTTATTTTATAATTTTAATTTGTCAGCCGTGGGTTAAAGCCAGATTTATGGTGTTATCGGATAATATTGTTGATTTGGTGAATATTTCAGAAATTGGAGATAAAGATAAAGTATTAGTCATTAATATATTGAATGCTTTTATTGAATCAATAGATATTGATATACCGAAAATAATAAGAGCAGTTGATTCTGAAGATATTAATGTTAGAATTAATTTTGATAAAATAAATGTTAACATTAAGCGCAAATATGGTAATTTGGGCATTAAAATATGGAGGAAGGAATAAAAATTTCACATTTTTTGCATTATACAGTGCTTTAGAAGGGAGGTATGAAATGGAAAAAGAAGCTCATTATCGTGTTGTTTCGCTATTCTCTGGCTGTGGCGGCATGGATCTTGGCTTTAAGGGTGGGTTCTCGTTTTTAGATAGGGAGTTTTGCGAGAACAAATTTAATATTATTTGGGCTAATGACATAATGAAAGAAGCAGTCGAGACATATAGATATAATTTCGGTAACCACGTGATTCTATGCGATATATCTAAAATATTAGCGGAACAGCCGAACCTTATACCCGAATGCGAAGTTGTATTAGGCGGATTCCCTTGCCAAGATTTTAGTATCGCAGGTAAGAGAAGGGGGCTTAATAGTGATAGGGGGCGACTTTATGAAAAGATGCGAGAAGTAATAAGATTGAGGCAACCGCTTGTGTTCGTTGCGGAAAACGTTAAAGGCCTCACGAATATAGCGAATGCTCTAGAGATAATAGTTGAGGATTTCGCAAAAGTTGGAATTGGGTATAAAATATATAGAAAAGTCTTAAATGCAGCTGATTATGGGGTGCCTCAGACGAGGGAAAGACTTTTCATTGTGGGTTTTCGTCGAGATATTGATGCGGAATATGAATTCCCAAATCCGACTCATTCGCCTGGGGGGTTGGACGGACTAGAGCCTTGGGTTACGGCTCGTGAGGCTATTGACGACCTCTGGGGTCTTGAGAAGACATCATTAGCGCCACCTAATCATGATCAGATTTCGATGGCCAAGAATTACGGAAGTCATTGCCAAGGGAACAAACCGATAAGACCTGATTTGCCGGGGCCTACAATAAGGGCGGAACACCATGGTAATATTGAATTCCATTATCGAGGGACCAGGAGATTAAGTGTTAGGGAATGTTGTAGAATTCAATCATTCCCTGATAATTTTATTATCAAAGGGAGCACCACGATGGCATACAAGCAAGTGGGTAATGCCGTGCCTCCTGTACTTGCTTGGCATATCGCAAAAAGCGTGCAGGTTGCTTTGGATGATGTAAATAAATGCCTTGCGATGAGCAAATAACATCCAGGATTATGGCTTCGGTACGTTCGAAAGATACCAGGGCCGAATTGGCTCTACGCAAAGCGATGTGGGCAAGAGGTTTTCGTTTTCGAAAACATTGCAAAGACTTGCCAGGGATACCTGATGTTGTTTTCTGAGTGGTGGTTAGCTAGAATAAATGTTAATATGGAGGAAGGAATAAAAATTTCATATTTTTTGTATTATATGGTTGAAGGAGGTTGTTATGGATACACATAAAGATATTTTATATCATACAATAGCCCTTTCTCCATTTATAAGTGATAAGCAGACACAACGTCAACTGAAAACGCTTGCCACACTTTATGATGGAGAAAAAGGATTTATTTTGGCTTCGGCAACAGAATTGGGTGGTAGGTATGGTTTAGTCCAACAACAACAAATTTCCATTCCTGATCCTTCAAATTTTCATGAAGTTGTATTATTAGCTCGTGATATTTATTTTAAAGAAGGTATTGTAAGAACTGCTGTTGATATGATGGTTGATTTCTCTTCGACTGGTTTTGAAAATCATTGTGAGCAGCAAAAAGTTAAGAAATTTTTTGATTTACATTGTAAATATACAGATATGGACAAGTTGATTCGTAGAATATTTTTAGAATATTTTCTTGTTGGTGATGTTTTTATTTATCGTGGCGATTCGCTTGTAGTATCAGAAGGCCCAGATAGAGGAGCACGCTATTATCCATATACAATTTTAAATCCTTCACGAACATTTGTTGAAGGTTCTTTGCTTTTCGATAGTGAATATATTTCAGTTGATATAAGCAATGAGATAAAACAAATAGAATCTTTGCCTGAACAGTTAAGAAACGATTTTATAAGAAAAATGCCAAAAGAATTTCGTAAAATATTTGATAACTCTAATTCTGGGGCTAAGGCGAAGCTTATGAATCAAGGAAGATTAGTTCTTAATCCAGAAAAAGTTTCCAGAATTAGTAGAAAACGGCAACCATACCAAAGGTATGCTGTTTCTTTTTTAGTGGGCGCTTTTGAGCCAGTATTGATAAAACGTAGATTGAGGGAAATGGATTTGGCTACGGCGGAAGGCAATATAAATACATTAATGCTTATAAAAGTGGGAAATGACGAATATCCTGCAACACCACAACAACTTGACCTCCTAAATTCATGCTTACAAACTGCATCCAAATCTTTCCAATTGCTTTGGAATCATGCGATTGATATTCAGCTTATTAGTCCTGATTCAAGAACGCTTTCATCCGACAAGTATAAAGAAGTAGACAATGATATTTTAAATGCTTTGGGTATACCTGCTGTCCTTTTAAGCGGTCAAGGAGCTTTTGCTACGGCATGGACTAGTATTGTAAGCTTGGTGGAGCGGTTAGAAAGGGCAAGGCACGAGGTTAAACGATGGTTAGAAAGCGAATATCGCCGGATAGCTGCAATAGAAGGATTTAAGACTTACCCCAAAGTTAAATTTAATAGCTTGGCCTTGCGAGATGATAAAACATTTAAGAATGTATTACAAAATCTTTATGATAGAGGGTTACTTGACCCAGAGACAATTCTTGAAGAAGCTGGTTTTGATCCTGATGCAGTTATTAGCAGGAAAGAATATTATAAGGATAAAATGGAATTGTGGAGTGTACCTTATACACCTTTCTCCGGGATGCCACCCACACAGCCTCCTTCAAGCCCAAAACCACCCCGCCCTAAGACGCAGAAACCAGGGGGTTTAGGGAGGCCAACAGATGAAGTTGCTCCAAAGTCGTTGGAAAAAGATATAATTAGTGAACCTGCGAATCCTGAATAATTTGTTTGGGTGATAATATATGTGGTTTAATATTAATGTGCCTAGTAATCCTACAACAGAGTGGTTATTAGGGATACTGATTGCAGCAATTGTAGCATTAGCTACTTTTATTGGTGGCTTAGTTAGATTTTATTTGAAAAATTATGTACCAAAAGAGTTATATAATAGAGTATTGCAAATGTGTAATGATTTTTCAGGGCAAATTACTGAAAGTAATCAAATAAGAGCTAAGGATTTGGATAATATTTATAAAATATTAGGTGAATTAAATGCTACACAGGAATTAATATTGCAAGCATTGAGTGGTATAAATAATACACTACAACTATTAATTTTCGCAGAGGGTAAGAAGAAAGGGGGTCAAGATGAATAGTGATGATAAGAAAGACCTGCTTGCATCAACCAAAGAATTGAAAGAGCGAGCAAAAGAAATTGCTGAGCAAATTTTTACAAACCAGCGTTTGCTTTGGGATAAAGTTAATAATGGAAATGTGATGGTTAAGAAATAAGGAGGATAAAATGAAGAATTTACAAAGAATTGTCCTTGATATTCCTCTTAGTAAAGTCCATTTAGTGGATATAAGTACTGCAAGCACACGCGAAAGCGTTGATTTGATGAATTTAGAATTCATCTTATGTCATGAAGGTGTGAATAGTCGTGGGGATAGATTTACGGCTGAAGAATTAAAGGCTTCTTGGCGCACACCTATTTATAAACCTTTGAATTGGGAGCATAAGGAACCTATTATTGGGACAATTGCTTCTTCTTCATTGAAAAAGACTGAAGATGGTTTATATTATATTGAATGTGTAGGAAAAATTTGGAAATTTCTATATGAAGATTATGCCAATCTTATTTATGAAGCTATGGCTAAAGATTCCCCGGAATATCATGTGGATTCTGCTTTTATTTCTATGGAAGCTTGGTTTTCTTCCTATAGAATGGTAGTTGGCGATTATGAAGAGGTATATGAAAAGGGTGAAGCAAAAGCTGAGGAATTGCACGAATTAAGAGGTACTTATTTAGATGATGGTAGGTTTGTATCGAGAGAATTAAGGAATGTAATCTTTGGTGGTGGTGCTATTACGGCATCTCCTGCGGATAAAGGTGCAATAATTAAAAGCGTTGCTTCGCTTTACTCTAATTTAGAAGAATATCATAAATATTTGCATAAAGCCTTCGCTGGTGAAATACATTCTCCTCTTTCGGAGGAGCAATTGATAAAAGAACATGAACGAGTTCATAGGCAATTGTGGAATATTTAATTAATATTTAATGTATATATAACATTGAAAGGAGGGATATTGATGCGTGATATAGATGAAACTTTACCTTTTGAAGTTCAGCTTGAGCAGGCAATGGCTGAATTAGAAACAGTGGAAGCAAAAAAAGAAGAACCTTATTACAACAAACATAGGTGGGAGGATGTACCTTCTGAGTTATTAGGTGATCCAGAACATAATGCTTTTCCATGTGATACTAAAGCGCGAGCTTTAGCAGCTTTAAGGTATCTCGCTAAATATTATAACAATCCTTCTGCGGGTGGTGTTACAGCAGGCTACTCGAAGGAGGATTTTAAGCGCGTTCATGATAGAATCGTGCGAATTCTGAAAAATAAATATGGAGTTGAACACGATGAGTGTGTGATTTGTCAGAAGAAGAAAAGAGGTGAAGCATCTTTGGAAGAAGCGAAGGCTTATGAAGAGATAAAGATGAATTATGAAAAACTGCTTGAAGATTACAACAGTTTAAAGGAGCGTATTGAGAAAGCTGAGGCTGAAAACCAGAGATTACAAGAAATTGTGGCGCAGTTTCAGTATGAAAAAAGGATGTTTTCTCGTGCATCCATGCTTGCTGAGAAGGGTGTAGAAATTCCCGAAGAAAAGATGGAAGCAATTGCTAATTTAGAAGATGAGATTTTTGATCTTCTTATTAGCTTACTTCCTAATAAAGTTGAGGCTTCCGAAGAAAATGTTTCTAAGGAAGGTGAGCAAACTGAGGAATCTGTTGCAGCTAGTGAGGAAATACAGGAGGAAGCAGCTGAAGAAAAAGTTGAAGCAACTGAAACAGTTGAAGCGAAGGCTGAAGAAGAAGCTGAAGAGCCTGATAAGGCTGATGCTTCTGGAGAAGAAGTAAAAGCTCGCCGTGTCGAGCGTTATGATGATGAAGCCGAAGATAGTGAAATTATTGTTAAAACCTCGGCTTCGATTAGTTTAAATCTTGAAGATATGCCTGTAGATGAAGAATTAGTTCAAGAATTTTTAAAGATACATAAGTAAAAATGAAAAGGAGGTTATGATAGGAGATGTCTGTTAATAATCCGAATCTCTTCTTAGATATTGTGGAGCCGCCTGAGATAGTGATTTTCTACGCAGCTGGTGAACCTATGGAAGAAATGATGGTGGTTACTTTAAGGAATGATGGTATGCTTTATAAGGCTACCAGTGCGGATACTCCGTTTGGTTTTGTTACCCAGGATGTAACGACAACTGGAATTAGTGACCAAAGTGCAATTAATGGTCTGATTTCCCGTACCGCTAAGGTTGGTGACAAAGTTGGTGTGTATATGGGTACTGCCATTTTGAAGACAGATAAGTACATTGGTACTATTCAGGCTGGAACAAAACTTTATTGCCACAGTGCTAGTGGTGGTTATTTAACCAACACTTCTGGTGGTCAAGTGGTTGGTATTGCTGATGGTGCTCCTAATAATGGTGTGATTCGCTTTAAGAGTCTTATTTAATATTTAAATATAGTGATGGGAGGTTGAAATGTCTGAACTTACAAGAAAGGAGAAAGAGGAGCTTTTTAGAAAAACTATTGCTTCCGAAAGAGAGCGTGCGGCCTACGCTAGGACTTGGGCGCAGTTAATTCTTGAGAAACTTCCCGCTGAAGTTAATGTTCGTAATATTTTTACTGTTGATGAGCTTCCTGATAGGGCTGTTCCTGTTTATACGATTGACTTGCCCTATATCAATGCGTGGGTGCTCCCAAAGATGGGTAGTCATCCGATAAACCTTGTGACAACCGAGGAAGTGACTATTCCTACCTTTGAGATTACTGGCAATGTTGAGTATAAGGAGCAGTTTGCTCGTGACGGGCGTTTTAATGTGGCTGAGCGTGCTCAGCAACGTTTAATGGACTCCATTGTTGACCAAGAGGAAGAAGCTGGTTGGGCTGTGCTAAAGGCAGCTTCTCAGGCTACTAATCAAGTAGATGCTTCTGATCTTTATGGTACGGGCGAAGCAGGAATAACAAAGAAAATTTTGAATGCAGTTTTTGTGAAGTTTGAGGAGCGTCGTGGTTATAAGTGCACAGCTGTATATGCGAGTGCAAAGGGTCTTGCTTCCATTCGTGATTGGGAAGCCACAAAGATTGATCCCACAACACAGCGTGAGATTTTTGTGGGTGCTGGTCTTGAAGGTCTGTGGGGTGCGACCCTGAATGTTTCGCATCGTCTTGGGGAAGATGAGTGTTTTGCTTTTGATACTCGCCCCGGACTTCTTGGGTTTATGCCGATTCGTGAGAATTTGCGGACGTTTGATGATCCGACCGCTATTAAGAAGTTTAGGGTGGGTGTTATCGCTTACGAAGAAGTTGGATTTGGTGTGCTTGATTCTGACCGCATTGTTGAAGTGATTAATATTAGCTTCTAATAGATAAAGGGTGGATTTTATCCACCCGCCAGAGGTGGTTTAGGTGCCAATTGAAGCGATATGTGGAGATACTGAAGAATATGATGTGACAGTTACAAGTGAAGGCAAGGCATTGAATTTAGTTGATGTATTGGTTAAATTTTATATATTAGATGGAAATAGGACAATTTTAACAAAATCATCAGAAAATATAGAGGAAATAGACTTATATAATCCTTCTGGTGGGCAATTTAAATTATATTTAACTTCTGGTGATACTTTAATAAAACCTGGTTGCTATATGTATGAAATTGAGCTTACCTTCCCAAATGGTTTAAAACGAACTATTAATCGTGATTTTATTTTTGTTAAGGAGTGTGTTTAATGCTACTAGGTGATTTGCTTTCTGATTTTCGTAGACGAATTAATGATTATGGTGAAGTAAATTATCAAGAATTTATAGGGGATGGTACAACAAAGAGTTTTTTTCTGCAATTTATTCCTATAGATAGTTCAGTAGGAGAAGTTTATTTAGATGGGGTATTAACCACATATTACAATATTGATGGAGAAACAGGTAAATTACAGTTCAGTGATGCTCCTGCCGAAAATACCGTAATATCCGTTTTTTACAAAACTTATCAGGTATCAGACAGGGTTTTATTAGATTATTTGAAAGATGCTGTTTTAGATTGTAATATAATGATAGGTTCATCTTTTGAGGTTTCAGGCCAGAATCCAGCTTATGTTGTTAATCCTGATCCAACAAATATTGAAAGAAAATTGATTTTGTTATTTGCTCATTATGAATTAGAAGTAAATAGGATGGTTGCAGAAGCTGGTGAATATTATAGTTGGAGAACTGCAGATATTGCAGTGAATAAAGCTAATATTACAAGGGATAGACTGGCTGCCTTAGATAAATTACGTCAAGAAATAAACAGTTTGATTAATTATATAAATATGAATATTTCATTTAATCCATATATTTTATCAGGCGGGTTTAAACCGCTGGAAGCCGGTAGTTTTCCTGACAAAGTAGCTATCATAGAATCTGGAAGAATTTGGTTAAGTGATTTGCTATGAGTATAGCAAGTGATTATAAAAAATTAATAAAAGAATTAGGAAAATCTGTTAGAGTGCAAATAAACGTTTCGATGGATACATTTTGTGGTTCGTGTGATTACAATCCAATCTTGAGACAAAGTACAAACCCGCAATGCCCTGTGTGTGGCGGGACAGGTAAAATAAGTCAATTAAAGAAAGTTATAATTCCAGCTATTGTTCAATATGGAACATCAATTGGGGTTTGGCAAAGTGGCGGGATAAAAGAAGAGAGTTTGGCTCAAGTTTATGTAGATAGTAAATCTATATATTATTTTAGGAAATATTTGGAGAATAAAAAGACATTATTAATTAATAATGTGGAATATGATATTATAGAAATATCAAAAACGATTATCTATACGCATGAATTTACTATATTCAATTGTAGGAAGAGAGAAAAATGATAGTAAAGCAAGCACCTACATTTATAATAGGCTCGAAGCAACAGGAAAGTGCGTATATTACTTTACTTAATTTACCTGATTTATTAAAAGCGGGCGATGTGATTAATAAATATGTAGTAAGTTACACTTCCAGAGTTGCTGAAAGATATAAAGCATACGCACAAAGTATAGTTAATGAAGCTTTTGCTAATGCTGCGCTTGAAATGCGTGATATTATTGCTAATAATTTTGATGCGGCACATAATGAATTTAAAGGTAACGAAATTGGACGAAAATCTAGGGCAGAGGAGTTTAGGTCTCCTGGGGAAATATTACGTTCGCATCGAGAAATTGAAGTTGAAGAATTAGGCAACGATTTTCATTATATTGTAGTCGATAGTAGATGGCTTGATATTCCAGAACAGTTGAAAAGAAAAGATATTGTGTTAATGGTTGGAGTTGAAAAACCTAGAAAATTTGTAATTCGTGGAAGAAAGATATTTGCTGGCGTATATCCTACAACTTATCATTATTGGCGTTTACTTGAATATGGAACAGTTGTTCCTTCTAATTATATAATGGCAAAATTGACTGTCCATGGAAAAGAATATTATTATATGCGTCCAACACCAAAAGATTTTTTTGTAAAAAGAGGGCCATTAGGGATAGTAGAGAAGAATCCCAAGTATCGTACATCTAAAAGAAAGTTAATGAAAGCGGGGCAGGAAAGGCATTCGTATGTGTCTTATTATATGGTTCAAAGACGCTCTAAAAAGACATTTAAAGCTTATTATACTACATATAAAGGTACTGTTGAAACACTTGATTTACCAAAGGCAAGCAAGGCTTATTGCTGTATTAGGCGAGTTGTTGGTAACGAGAATATTGTTCATCGGATTGTGAGAAGAAATCTTTTACAAATAAAGAGGGGTTAAAGTGGATCGGAGTACAAAAATCGATTTGTCAGTTATATATTATATAAAAGATATTTTACACAACCATGGTTGCAACACAATAGATGAAGGTTACCAGGACAATTTATACCGTGATGAAGTACCTTATTATGTTAAGGTAATAAATGGGTGGCCCGAGGAATTAAATATTCCTTTGCCTACGGTTGCTTTCTATAGTCTTGAAAGAAATGATTCAGGATTACAAATTGGTGGCGGTTATTATATAAGGCAATCTTGTGTGGTTGATATTTTTGCTAAAAGTGATGCAGAGAAGAATTTTCTTAAAACTATTTTATATGAGGATTTGCTTGATAAAAGTAGTTATGTATATGATTTTGATTCTTCTGGTTTTCCGGAATATTTTTATTCAAATAGTGGTAATAAATTAATGAAGCAATTTCCAAGTGGGGAATATGTTGATTCGGAGTTGTGGTTTGAAAATATGAGCGCTGTTAATTTAGCACCAGCAGAAATTGTTGGTGATATAATGGCTCATCGTGTTCAACTCACTTTTACTGCTGTATGTTTAAGATAAAATGAAAGGAGGAAAAGCTTAATGCCGAAACCTGTTAGAATAAAACATTCTGCAGTTGGGGTTAAAGCCAATGACCATCAGCTTCATCGTTTGCAGGCGATTGGGTTTACTTCAGCGTTAAATCCTGAAGAGATTAAAGAAATTGGTAATGATAGTATTGTTGAGGTGGCTGATGGTGTTCCGACTGTTGATATTACATTAGATAGAAACCAAGATGGTTCTATGAAGACATTGGCTTTATTTGCCAACAAGTGCTTTAATTATGGTTATGTACAAGTTACACCCTCTGGCGGTATGACTGTTAACATTAGTAATGATGAATATTTTATCGATGAATGCCGTTATGTATTCTCTGGTGGAACCGCAACATTGGCTGCTCCTAGTAGCAATAACTGTATTGTTGTGCTGTCTCTTACAAAAAATGGTACATTGGCGATTACAAGTGGTACTTCGGGTGTTAACCCTACACCACCGACTACGCCCGCAGGCAACTTGAAGATTGCTGAGATTTATTTAAGCTCTGGGCAGACAACAATAGAAAATAAGCATATTCTTAATTGTCATGATTATATTACGATTACAGAGAAAGATTTTGAGAATGCCAGTGTGGACGTGATTGTTGGTGTGAAGGAATCTGGTGATGCTTCCACTACTACAGATTATATTACTCGTACCGCTTACATGGAGAATGCTTTCCTGAGTCGTCTTGAATTTGCGTGCAATACTGGTGGGGCTTCCACAGAAAATATGTCTGCTGAAACTGATAACCGTAGGTGGTTTTTAGGTAATAAGCGTACAATCGTTGATGCAAGGGCTGTTGGCTCGGGAACTACAAAAACCTTGTCTTCGATGACAGTTCAGAAAGAGTTAGGTAGTACTCCTGATCCTGTGCAACTCAAAAATGGTAAATATTTCTTGAAGGTCTATTTATATGATAGCACTACAGGTAAATATACAACACTTAAAGAGGTAACTACTGTTTCAGCTAATGATGAATTTTCTTATAATTCTGGTACCAAGACGCTTACATTTAATTATAGCATCCCAAATACTACAACAATTATTGCTAGATATGCGGCGAATGTTGATTTATGGTGCGTTTTCAAGAAGTTGCCTAAGCCTGATAAATCTCATCCTGATCTTCCTGCGGTTCTTAATCAGGGACAGATTGAGGTTTATTTGTCACTTCTGCCTCCTGAGCAATTCTCACCCTCGTCTTCTAGCATGACTCTGCGTGTTGAGTCTTGTTCAGTTTCGTTAGGGTTGACAAGAACAGCTCTTAATGAAATAGGCCATCATTTGCCTTATTCTCGTCCTTTGCAGATGCCTATTCCTGTGACGGTGAATTTAAATACTACTGCTTCTGATCTTGAGGAGCTTGCTAAGCTTTGTGGTATAAGTCTTTCTTCGGCTACAGAATTACAACTTGATGATTTCATTAAGAATTTGTACCTATATATCTATATGTATAGGGAAAATGATGTAAAGCGGCAGGAAGCTCCTTATAAGTGGCAGCCATATTTAAAGAAAATTGTTCTTACTGATCTAAGTGTGACAAATGATGCGTTTGATTTGCGTGTAGATGCTAATGCTACACAAAACTGGACTTTGACGTGCGATAATATTACGGTTACTGGTTGCCGTTAATATAAAGGGGGAGAAATCCCCCTTTACCAAGATTTAGGGTTGGATAAAAAGGAAAAATAATAAGGAGGTAAAAAATGGATTTAGTGGATAGGGAATCTCTTAAAGGGGAGATTCAGCGAGAAATTACTGTGATGTTTGATAAAATTTTGAGAGATGCTGAACTTGCTACACCTAATCAATGGACTTATAAAAGATTTAGGACACGTGTATTAGATCATGGTAATGATGCTATTAGGCGGTTACATTCTATCGTAGATTTATATGACATACGGAAAAGATATGATTTGATTGTGGAAAAAATGGAAGTGGAGGAGAATTAAGATGGAAGAGGATAAAGTACTATCTAATGATGAGGAAATTACAAAGGAAGATATTATGGAGATAAAGTCTAATCTTCAGGAAGTTGACGAAGATTTAATTGTTAAAAATGATGAGTTAACAAACGAACAGGCTAATAAGTTATTGACTGAATTGCGAACAGGCCGTAGATATTTTTCAGCAGCAGGGATTGGGGATTTATATATAAAGACTCCCACAGTAAGAGACCAACAAGAAGCAGATTGGCAATACACCAAAATGTTGGGCAAAGCGTTAAAAGAGGGCCTCCCTACGAATAAGGAAATGGAAAAAATCCTTGATGAACGAGGCTTAATAAAGGAAATAGATGAAAAAGTTGATAAATTGACTTCACAGATTGTAAAATTGTTGGTTGAATTGGACGAGATAAAAAATCTTGAGGATAAGAAATCGAAGAAAAAGTCGTTGGAGTTGGCCAAGAAAATCGCATCTCTTAGGGATGAAGCTACAAGTTTAAAGATGGAAAAAGATTCATATTTTACAAATACAGCTGAAGGAAGAGCTAATGAAGCTCGTATGGGTTATTTACTATATAAATGCCTTTATAGAGTAGATACAAACGAAAGATATTGGGAAGATTATGAAGATTATTTGAATGAAACAAATAATAATTTACTTGCACAGGCGATGTATCAATTTATAACGTTTTCTGCGGGTGTTTCGGCAGAGTTTATAAAAGAATTTCCAGAAATTGAGGTTTTATCTAAATTAATGGCGGAGGAAGGATGAGGAAGTGGCGACGAGGAGAACTTATACCAGTAGATAAATTAATGCGATTATTAGCAAAGAATAATTTAGCTAGATTATTGTGGGTATCAAGCAAAGAGTTGAAATCGAATTTATTCCCAACTGAAATAAATGATTGGTCAATAGCACAATTAGCTTTTGTGAATTGGTGTTTAATGTATGATTCGGTCTATTCTTCAATAGATAGACCGCCTGAACGGATAATAAAAGATGATGAATTGCTCGATAAATGGATGGAATATCAAAACGAGCAGTTTAACATAAGATACGAAGAAAATTATCGTAAGCTTGGTTTTGGGCATAAAGGAATATCTGCATATCAAGCAGATGAAATTTATGAGGTTGAGGACGAATTTATGTAGCTCGAAAGAGCATTTGGAAAAATATGGATTAATTGGTGGTGGCATAACGGGTGAATTTATAAAACTACCCTCTGTGGCGATGCCACCAGAGGGTTTTTTATAAGGTGGTGTTATGGCTCTTTGGACTGATATTGTAGAATTAGTTGTTCGTTTAAATATTGACGCAAGTCAAATATCTAATGCTGTGGCACAAAGTCGCCAGCTTTCTAATGCTTTCGATTATAGGGTTGTAAACCAATTTAATCAGAATGTAGCACAAACAATTCGTCTTATACAGATGATGACTTCGGGGGTTCAACGACCCTTCTTGCCTGATTTCTTCAGAGAGGCAATGATGGGTTCAGCTCAGCTTGCGAGTTCTTTGACTAGGATGGAAGCTGAGTTTGCAAAGGTTAGTAGGCGTACACGCTTTATGGTTGCGGATATGTTCGAGGGGTTGTCTCATGGTATGGAACCTATAGAGGGTATTAGGGCAAAAGTTGCTATGATTACGGAGGAATTTGGAAAACTATATGCTTCGATTGCAAGTGGATCAATTGGAAAAGAGTTTGAAAATTCTGCTGCAATGATAGGGCAACTTATAAATATTATAAATACTGCAACATCTGCTCAAGAAAGATTGAATAATACTGAAAAGGAATATTCTCATATTATAAAGGAAACAATTGACACACAGAAAAATTCTTTGCTTGCTTATAATAATTTATTGATGCAAATAAGGCGTGGGAAGATAACCCCAGAAGAAGCAAAAGAAATGTATAGTCAGCTTAAAATTCCTAAAGAAGCATGGGAACAAATAAATCTTTTACTGAGTGGAGTGCCTTTGACAAGATTTGGTTTTCGTCAGCCAAAGACAATTGAAGAGGTATTGGGAACACTACAACCTACTTTAGAAAAAATAGACAAAATTATGTTGACAGGAAAGGGAAATATTATGGAGCAGGCAGCTGGAGTATTAGGAGTTTCACCCAAAGCAACTGCGGATATAAAAATGATTATTGGTGCTCTTGATGAATACCAGCAAAAATTGCTTGAAGGGAAAAGTATATTGGCAACAGAAGGGATTACGGAAGCACAACATAGTAAAAATCTGCAAACACTTCCAAATGTATATGATGATTTAACTGCGCGAATATACGCTCTTGGGGATGCTTTTAAAAATAATAAAAATACCATTGCGGATGCCGAAAACATGCTAGTAGCATACCAAGATGTATTGAAAGAATTAGGTTTATATTTTGATACTGAAACTGGCAAGTTTTATGAATTTAGTGCAGCAATGCAGAAACCCATGTTGGAAAAAGGAATAATACCATTAGAGGAAGTAAAGAGGCGCTTGATGAGTATTCGGGAAGCTTTTAGGCCCCAAATGGAGTTGGCTCAACAGGAATCTTTGCGTAAGTTAGAAGAAACGTATTTAAGTATAATTGGCCGTTATTATCAACAAGTAACCCAACAATTAAGGGCACAAGAAAAAATTCCTGGTAGATATAAGGAAGTTGAAGCTCAAGCACGGGCGGAAATTATAAAGGGTCTCAATGAACAATTAGAAAAAGAGAAGACTCTTCTTGGGCAGCTTGAAAAAGGTAGTAATGAATATACACAACAAGAATTGAAGGTAAAAGCTTTGGGTAGAGCAATAGAGAATGCTGATAAGGTAATGAGGAGCTTGGGAGCAGCAACAGGTAGTATTTCGGAGCAATTTGGCATTGCTTTGAAGCGTGTTGTATTGTGGGGTGCGGCTTCTACGGCAATCTGGGGGACGTGGAGAACGATAAAGCAAGCAGTTAAAGAAGTTGTGGAGTTAGATAAGAGGTTTGCTGAATTGAGGGCTGTTTTAAGAGGAACAGACAGGGATATGAATGCCTTATCCCGTGGTGCTTATGAGCTAGCAAAAAGTTATGGACGTGGACTTCCTGAAGTAATTCAAACTATGACAGATATTGCCAGGACAGGACGAAATACATCTGATGTACTTGAATTAACCCGTGTTTCTTTATTAGCTGCTAATGTTGCTGGTTTAGATTTATCTGATGCTTCTAAATTAATGACTGCATCTCTTGAACAGTTTAATTTGACTGTTGGTGAATCTGAACGATTAGTTGATTCGTGGAATGAATTATCTCGGAAAATGCGCGTAAACACAAGTGACTTGACAGATGCAGTTAGAGTGGCAGGTACGGCGGCTGGTGAAGCCGGAGTAAGTTTTGACGAATTAAACGCCATGGTAGCTACTGTAGCGGCAGCTACTGGTAGGAGTGGTGAAGAAATTGCTACCGCATTTAAAGCAATGTTTGCTAGAACTCAGTTGGAAACTACAAGAGAAGCTTTGCGGCAAATAGGTGTGGATGTTTATGACGCTTCTGGTGAATTAAAACCATTTGGTAATATTTTAGATGAGATTGCAACAAAGTGGGATGATTTGAATAGGGCAGAAAAAATGGCTATTGCTAATGCAATGGCTGAAAAGAAACGTTATCAATATTTTCTCGCTTTAATGGATCAATATGCAACTTATCAAGATGCTGTAACTATTAGCCTCAGGTCTAATGGGTCGGCTTCTAAAGAAAATGAGATTATAATGGATACTCTTGCCAAGAGATGGCAAATATTTACTACGGTTTTAATGGAATTTAAAAATACATTGGGTGGTATTGTTAGAGTTTTAATGCCTTTTATTGAGTTTTTCTCTCATATTTTGGATATAGTTAACAGAGTTGCGAATGCATTTGGTGGTTTTGGCCGAGCAATTATGTCTACAATAGCTGTATTTGGTATGTTAAAAATTGCTTCGGCTGGTTTAGCTTTAATGCCATTAGGTGGTGAGATTGGCACAAAAATAACAACAAGAGCTGCAGAATTTTCTAAGCAAGTAAGCTTAAGAACTGGTATTGGGCTTCTTTCTAGACTTGGGGGTTTAAATACAAACGTATGGTTCCAAAAACGATTTGGAGGAATAAAAGGATTTATTGCCGGAGCTCCAATTGTAGAAGAAGTTGCAAATATGGAACAAAATATAGGCGAAGAAATTGCAAGTGCGGGGCGGAATATAGGTGGAGAACTTGCAACAGGAATAAACATTGGTATGAAAGACAGGTTAAAAAATGTTACTCAATCCTTACTGGATTGGACAAAAGGTGCTGCTGTAGGCATAGGTAACTTTTTGAAACAGAATATTTTTGGAATATCTTTAATGGCTGGTATGTTTATATTTGATGCTATAATGCGAGACAGGGAAAGGACAAAACAAAAAATAGAAGAAATGACAAATAACTTGATAGAAAAAGCAAAGGATTATAATGAGAAACTTAAATCTATATCGGAGAAATATGAGCCTTATAAGAATACGTTAGATTGGCTTGCGAAAGAACAGGATAAAATTAGTGAACAATTAAAGAATCAAAATTTAGCGCATGAGGAAAAAATAGCTTTACAAGAACGATATAATAGGTTGGTAGAACAACAAGCTTATATACAACAACAGGTGAACTCATTGCTAAGTGAATTTGCAAGAGAGCATCCTTTTGCAGTAACTTACGGGCCTGGTGGAGAAATTACTGGTTTGCGAGAATGGGCAAAAAGTTCTGAAGATTTTGCTGGGTCACTACGAAAAATGGGAACTTCGGTAGAAGCAAGTGCTTATCTGTTTAAACAGGTTTTAGATCAATTTATAAAAGATGTTGAAGTTCCCTTAAGTGAAATGCGCATTAAATTTGCCCCAAAAGCCTATTCTGCTGAGTCTGGTCCGTATAGAACTTTTTATACTCCTACAAAAGGAAAATTACCGATGTATGGTGGAGCTATATCAGGTGGGCCAGGTTATGAAATATTTTATAAGAATGAAGCAACGGATATATATTATTCGTTGGTATTGAATACTGAAGCTGAATTGAAAATGTTTGAAGACCTTTTAACTGCCATCGGCCTTTCAGCAGATGAAATTAAGAAAATGGGTGAAAAGGGATTACAAATTGGATCAGAAAATGCTCCGATAATTGAAGAAATATTGAATGAAATTGTTGGGGAGGCAAGCAATCCTAATACTATTTTAGGAAGCGTGTTTCATCAATCTGAAATGATGGTTGAGGCTTTGAAAAACGGGGCAGATTTTGCAACATCTGTAAATGATTTAATAAGAGAATGGAATGATGCTGTAAGAATATTTGGAGATATGACATTCGAAGAATGGTTTTTGACAATTAAGCTCCCTACATTTTCAGGCGAAGATTGGAAAAAGGAATGGCAAGACTATATCAAGAAATTTCAATCAAATATATCTTTTGCAGAATGGGTAAAGACAATTAAAATACCACAACTTAATCCGGATGATGAAATAAGGAAAATATATAATTATTTTCAGCATGAGAGATTTGATGAAAACATAAAAGAGTTTTATGATCGTTTTAACCAGGGTATTATAGATGAAGTTACAAAATTACATGTGGATGCCCTTAAGAGTATTCTTGCGCAAGAAGGTGGCATGGAAAAACTTAATCAAGCTTTGAAAGGACTTACAATTCCATTGGGCGCTAAAGTATTAGGGAAAACTATAACTCCATTAGCAGGTGGAGCAAGTTATGCTGGTTTTTTGGGTGCAACAATCCAACATGCATCTTCTTACTATAAAGATGTGATGTCAAGAATCAATGATACTAATAATCAAATAAAAACTGAAATGGATGCAGTAAAAACTAGGCAGGAAGAAATTATTTCAATAAATAATCAAATTGCTGAGTTAGAAAATGAAAGAAGGAATCTTATAGAGAATAATTATGGTGATATAAATAGAATCAATTTGATTGAACAAAATATTAATTCCTTAATTGAACAACGTAATAGTCTGGAGCAAGAGAGAAATACACATCTTGAGAATACTAATAATCTTACAATGCAGGCACTCATTGATTTACAAAAAGCTAATGAATTGTGGCAACAAATTGCACAAGCAATGTTGGGTATGGTATATCAATTTGGTGGAATTTCAGGAGAAATATGGTCTCAATTACAAGAACTTACAGCTGAAGGAATTATGCCTGGTTTAGTTCCATTGGTTCAACAAGCTGGCGAAAGAATGAGCAGGGAAGGGCTTGATCTTGCTTTACAAGCATTACAATCAGTAAATCAGTCGTTAGCAGCGGGTGAAGAGCCACCAATGCCTCAAGAAGTTGCAGCATCTCTTGCTGTGCAATCAATAAGCCGAGCGAGACAATGGGCACAAGCAGAAGCCGATAAGATTAATAGAGCAAATCAAGGAAGTAGAGATGTGAATACAAGATTTCAAGCTTTGAATAGGATGCTAGAACATTTACGAACTATGGAGGAAATAAATACTCAGCAATATCTTGAGGGATTACGTTATATAAGGAGTCAGGCTGAAACATGGGAGCAAAGAATGCAAATAGATGAAAAAATTCATGAAGTAGAAAAGGAAATGGCACAAAAAAGGTTGAAATATGCGGATGAATGGATTAGTCATGAGGAAGCTATGGGAAGAATGAATACTGCGCAAAAACTTCAATATCTGAAGCAAAAATTAGAGATGGCTACTGAACGTGAAGATATATGGAGGATTGAAGAAGATATTTATAAATTGGAGCAACAGTCGATTGATGAAAGAATTCAAGCTGCTCAGAGATGGTTAGATCATCAAGTGGCTATGGAACGGATAAGTAAGGAATCGCAATTAGCTATTTTGAGAAGGATACTTGAATGGGCTAGAGAAAAAGGTGATGAATATACACAATGGTCAATAGAAGAAAAGATTCATAGCTTGGAGAAAGAATTAAGCACAACACCAGAGTTTATGCCTAGGGAAATCGTACGTCGTGCGGCTGGCTTACGGGGACCATTGAGGATTAGTTTAGAAGAATATAAAAAATTCTTAGGTGAGGAATCTCCCCTTGAAGAGGGGGCGGATTTAATGAAGGAATTCGAGGAATATATGAAGAAATTTAATTCCACTAATGAAAATGGTATTAATACTATTATAAACCTCAAACAAAAAGTTGAGGAATTAATAAATGCGGATGAACGTAGTGCTATCTCAACAGAGAGAATGATTGAATTAATGAATCAATTTGCTAATTCACAAATTGCTCTTGCAAATACAACAAATAATTTAGTCACAGCTGCGGATATTTTGAATTCTAAATATGGGGAACAAATTGCATCTATTCAACGTGAATATGAGGCTATGGTTCGTTCTACGGAAGCTCGCAATGGTATGACTTCAATGTATCAGACTTTGAGGGATTTAGATAAAAGCGCTGGATTCAGGAATTTCTTCAATTTAATAAAAATATTATATGGTGAAAATGCTTCGAATCTAGGGCCAATAGAATTTCCACCTTATGGGGGTGGGGGTGGCGGCCCAGCTGGTGTTCCTCCCGCAGGAAGACCTCCTGGCCCAAGGATTATGTTTCCTATATCTCCAGCTTATGAATATTCATATTCCAATGACTGGGGTGCTCCTCGTGCGGTAGGTAGAACACACAAAGGAAATGATATATTTGCTGCTAAAGGTACACCAGTATTAGCGGTGCGGGCTGGTTATGTTGAACATCGAGCTGGTGGTAATGCAGGAAATTATGTTGTATTAAGAACTGATGAAGGAGATGTATTCTATTATATGCATCTCGATAGGTATTATGGTCCAGAACGTCATGTAGGGTTCGGTGAATTAATAGGATATGTTGGTGATACGGGTAATGCTAAAGGTGGGCCACCACATTTGCATTTTGAATACCATCCAGGGGGTGGCGGGGCTGTTAATCCGTTTGATTTGTTAAGATTTTATGATCCTCATGGCCGTGGATTTTACCCACCTAAATATGGCCAAGCTGTTATGTATCCGACATTAGCAACTGGTGGAGAAATATTAAAAGAAGGGTTAGCTTACTTGCATCCTGCAGAAGTGGTTATTAAATCACAAACTGTTGAAAAAATTGAACGGCTTGCTTCTGCACCTGCTATTCATTATGTTGATAATTCGACGATTGTCATAAATGGTTCTAATTTAAGTGAACAACAGCTTGCAAGAACTTTACAAGATTATGATAAAAAGAGATCAAGAAATATTGTTAATGAAATAAGGAGGTATATTTAAGGGGTGATAGTGTATGGAACTTCGTTTAGGAAATACCTATCGTGATGGCCTATTACTAGTTACCGAAGTGTATAATGAGAAGAATGAAAAAGTTTTGGTACAACATTTTGGGTTTATAGATGAAGCAACTGGCGAAGTGAAAGTTGAGGAAGGTATTTTAAATACTGCTGCTCGTTTATTTTGGGAAAAAGAGAATATTAGTGTAGAAGAACAAATAGAGGGACAGATTAAAGAGCGACTCGATAAAAAAATATCTGCGGAATTTGTGCTAGATACTTTGCCTGAAAAAACAGAAGAGGAATTAAAAAAAGAATTATTACTTGCTAATGAAATGGAGCAAAGAAAGAATAAAGTTATCGAAGCTATTTCTAAGTTAAGTAATAGAACTTTTGTGGTGGAGTTTCCTCAAGAGGAGGTAACATAAAAAATGGGTGTAAATGCAAAATTCATCCCTTTATTTCCTGATGGAAATCATGGATGGTATGTAACGGAACCAAAGGCTTATCTTTATTATGATAGTGGTACTTATCTATTTAGTGGCTGTAATTTACATTATTCTTGGAGTATAAATGATGATATAGTTGGAATAAGGATTTTACCTTATGAAAATAGTGGTGATTTAATCAGTTCTGGCGATTATATGGTGAATGCTTTTCAGAGTAGATGGCAAACTATTCCTGATTGTGGAAGCTATGTTTCTTCAGAAGCAGGATATTTTTCCTCTGGAGGAACAATTACACCATCAGGGGATAGACCATTAGATGCGGTTTTAGTTGGTGGTTCAACTAGGACAGGGAGAGATAAATATGAAGATGATTTTCATAAATTTCCAGGATATACTTTTCGGGGATTACGAGCTTCAGCTGCAACTACTAATTTATTAGCGGGACTTTCAGGCGGTATACAAAACACAACGTTTGAAGGCTCGGGTTTTGGCGGCTGGATATTTCCTGGCACTCCAACTATACAGGAAATATCTTCCGCTTGGGCCACACATGGAAATAAATCGCTCCATATCGCATATGGTTCCGATCCCGGCAGCCCAATTTATCTTAATCTCACGAGCATTACCAGTAATGCCCAGTATACCGCACAATTTATGGCCAAAGTAGTATCGGGTGGTGTGAAAATAGGATTAGCAGGAGATGTCAGCGGCGCAACATGGGGAAACACAATTACTTCCGAAGGATTGTCAGTTATTACCAAAACCTTCAGCAGTGATAATAACCGCTATCTCTATGTACAACCTACAGCGTTCCCATGCGAATTCTATCTGGATAGCGTCATGCTCACCAGCGGTTCATCTATCCTCCCCTTCGTCCCACAGGAAGCCACTGCATCATCGGCGAATTTCCCTACACCGCACAATCCGGGAGAGGCAATTACCGGATTGTTATTTGTATGGCAACCCGCCAGTACGCTCAACCTTTCGAAAACCTTCATGAGTTGTATAGCCAACAATAGTGGCTGGAAATTGGAAACATTAGACAATCGGATTTCCTTCGGTTTCTCAAACGGTATCGCAGGAAAATGTCGTTTCTTCAACTCCACAATAGGGATGGGATTCCATGTTCTCGCATTTTCTCGCCTACAAAAATCGGGCGAGGTTGAATTGAGGTTATCGGTAGACGGAGTGAGTGCCGATTCGGATGGAGTATTATACGGTTCTGGCAACAACCAATTTTATTATCCTTATGACGTCATCACCGACGGCACATATCTCTATGTTGCGGACACATACAACAACCGCATTGTTAAGCGGTTGTGCTCTGATCTCAGTTACGTGGCAAAGATTGGAAGTCAAGGTTCCGGCAACGACCAGTTTTATTATCCTAGCGGCATCACCACCGACGGCACGTACCTCTATGTTGCGGACATGTACAATCACCGCATTGTTAAGCGGTTGTGCTCTGACCTTAGTTATGTAGCAAAGATTGGCAGTTACGGTTCCGGCAACGACCAGTTTTATTATCCTAGCGGTATCATCCCCTACGGCACGTACCTCTATATTGCGGACACAAACAATCACCGCATTGTTAAGCGGTTGTGCTCTGACCTCAGTTATGTGAGCAAATCGCCTATAGCTACAACATTGGAATCTTCGTTGCCTCAAATGATTAATCTCCCAAATAGTGCGAATGCTCTTATCCTCCCCATAATTTTCCGTGGTTATGCAGCCAGTCAGGAGGAGCTTAATCAATTGAGCAATATAAATAATTATATAGGAAAAGACCCTTATCAAGTTATAAATGAAAAACTTCAATTGTTTAAAGGAAAGAAAAAATTTTGGTATATGGGAACCATCAAAAATCTTTCTTTCAATATGAAGCGATCTGGAAATTATTTGATTAATGAAGCAGTTAATAAAGGTAGATCAAATAGTAAAGGCACAATTACTGGTGGTTCTACTCGTATAGGAGAAGAGAAATGGCAAGATGATTATCCTAAATTTCCTAATTTAAATTTGAATGCATTTAGAGTTTCCGCCGCCACAATTAATCTTCTGGCCGGGCTTTCGGGCGGAATAGACAACACCACATTTGAAAATGGAACAGTTGGTAATTGGGTTGGAATAAGGACCAACTTAAATGTTGTTGGTGGCGGCTTACATGGAACGAAGAATTTGCGGGCTATTGTTTTAGAGGAATCTGGTTATAAATATCTAGTAATAAACGTTCTATCAATTACGAATGATAATACCGCTTACACCTTTTACGCTTTTGTGAAGGCAGCGAATGATTTGGCATTAAATTGTCGGGCAAGAAGCTCAATATATGACTATGCTCCAGATTATGCTGGGAGCGTTGGGCAGGCAATAACTATAACAAATAATTGGCAAATGCTTCCACCCGCCACATTCACAATGAGAAGCGGAAGAACAACTGCTAATGCGGCTATATTCTTTTATGCCTCTGATGGTTCAAGCAGCCCCCCAGCGGGCGCAGCTTTTGATGTCGATTGCGCAATCCTTGTCCAAGGATCCAACCCCCTTCCCTTCATCCCGCAGGAAGCTACGGCATGCCATGCCACCTTTCCACCTCCTATTTCACCAGGTGAGGATTTTACCATTATTTATCTATGTTGGAATCCGTGGGCTGCGAATGATGGAGTGAATCACTATTTATTTTCGACGAACAATCAACTGTCAAATGTTATTCTTGCGTTTAAATACACTGATAACAACTTTAACTTTGCATTTGCGGATGCAAATGGTAATATTCGTTATTTCAAATCTAGTTATGGGAACTATTCATGGAATCAAGGATTTAATGTGTTCGCCGCATCAATGGCGGGAACAACAATGCGAATGTCCTTTAATGGACAAACACCAATAACTTATTATTCAGGTCCAGTGATATCAAGAGAATCACAAACACAAAATTTTAAAGTTGGTATCAGTTACAGCGAGGCATATCATTTTAATGGTCTAATCCTCCCCATCATCCTCCGCGGCTATGCGGCTAGCCAGGAGGAGCTCAACTATATAACTGGTTTAATAAATAACCCTTCTTTGTTAATGGAATATATCAATAATCTTACTACAGTGAAGAATTCAAATTTGATTTGTTTTGATAATACTTCTCCTTTATTAGCTGGATTTAGTCCATCAACAGTGAAATGGCGGGATAAAATCGAAATTTGTGCTTCTGGAACAGACAATGAATCTGGTTATAATAAATTTGATATATATGTAGATGGACAATATAAGACGTTTGTTGAATCTGGTTCGAGTTATTATTTAGACACAAAAGAATATGCAGATGGTTATCGAGAGGTTGGTTATACATTATATGATATAGCAGGTAATACTTCAGGAACGTCAGTAAATGTTTTATTTGATAATACCGCTCCATATATTGATATTACTTATTTGCCAGAATATGTAAGCGGAACATCCATAGCTATTAGTGGAACTGCTTATGATGAATATTCCAATATAAGTAAAGTAGAATATCAATTATATCGAGCTGATAATCCAAATTATAGCTGGACAGTAATAAATGGTTCAAGTGGTTCTTCACCCGTTTCTTGGTCTTTCGTAAAAACAAATTTAACGAATGGCCAATATATAGTGAAATTTAGGGCTACTGATGAATTAGGTAATGTAACACCAAGTGGTGATTATTTGGTTAAGACTTTTACGGTGAAACAGGAGGTATAAATGTCTGATTGGAGATTTAAATTGGCAGATGTTGAAGATAATAATCCTTTTCCACAATTGACGTTTGAGATAAATCCTGAAGAATATTCAATCGAGGAAGATAAACCATTCCAAGAAGTTAAGGCATCTGATGGTTCAAGGATTGTTATAAAATTTCCTTTTGCGAAAGAAAAAAGAATAATGCGTTGGCCTAGAATTTCTCGTAGTTTTTATTTAGAGCTTCGTGATAGGTATTATTCTGGCCATAGGTTTGCTTTGCAAGATCACAATGGAGAAGTTTTAATAGGGCGAATAACAAGTTTTGAATTTAGTGAAATAGTAGCAACAGTTCCAAGCGAATATGAAGGAAGTATAATATTTACTGGTGTTGGAAAATTAGAATAAGGTGGTGTATATGGCACTTTATTTCAGTGAATCTCAAAGAAAATTAGAATACGAAAATTTATGGTCTAATAGAATTATATCAGAGAATCTTATTTATGTTCATGAACACCCATATTTGGGAATAAATCTTGACGGAAGCAATTTAACAGGTTATTTTAAAATAATTATTGATTTAGGTGATTCAATTTCTGATTATAAGGATTATGTAATTGGTTGCTATAAAAACGGAAATGGAAATATTTCAGTTGAATTCAGGTCATCTGAAGATAAAAATAATTGGTCTTCTTCAACATCTTCTTTAACAGATCTTCCTGTAGCTCGTTATGTAGAAGTGAAGTTTAATTTTAGCCGCGATACTAGCAATATTAAAATTGTTTTATATAGTTTTGAGTTTAATTTCTTTGTGACTTCTGGTTATGACTTGCCAGATAATTTGATTGAAGTAACAGATAATGCAGTTATTAATATGGATGCAAAATTATATATCGAAACGAAAAATCGTTATTGGTCTAATATATCTATGCTTGATACCAAAGTTAATTTTTCCGGTAATCCAATGAATGTTAATAATTCTTATGTGTTTGATGCTTGTAGAATCAATGAAAATTTGGTAATTCTCGGTGTTGGCAAAATTATAGATAATGCTTATACTTATGGAATTTATTTATATAAATATAATCCAACAACCAATTCTTTAATCAGTGACCAAGCCTCTCTTGAGGTTACTGGGGGATTAGGTTATGATGCAAATCAGCCATTCAGGATAAATTATTTAGCGAATGGTAAAAATGGGCCTGTATATTGGGTAACTTATATGGACAAAAAAGGTAAGGAATTAAAGATTGCTACATCTCCGGATCCTTGGTCAACTAATTGGACTAGAACGACTTTATTTGATGGTTCAATCACTGTTTCATTAGAAAATAAATATTATATTTATCATACGCCTTCTGGAACTAAAACCGCTTATTATGATGTTGATCATGAAAATGCGGGATTATTCGGTAATATAGTATTTTCGGGTAATTGGGAAGGAATAAAACCAGAGGGTGATATAACGACTGATTATAGAGTATGGCAAATTAATTTAATGGATACTAGTCTGCGTTCAGCTGTGGTTTCATTTGAAGGATCTTCTCTTACTTTAGTTCATGGATGGGGAGGTTCTGACACAAATGAACTATTAACGCTTGATATATATAGCAGGAAATATGGTGAAACACAATGGAAGTTTGAGAAAACAATAACTTCTCCCTCTATGAATTTAGAAGTTTTTAGGACGGATGTAAGCGATAAATATGAGGTGAAGATTAATTTTACTTCTCTCTATCATAATACACTTGATGATTTTATTGGTTTGACGAATGTGAATGCATATCGGATTAATATTGCTGACGCCCCTGTAACACAGGAAAATCTGAATAATTGGTATTATCAGAAAATACGGGGAACGAATCGTCGCAAGGATGCATTACAATTAAGTGCAAAAAGTAATATTGTTTATAATAATGGCTGGCAAGTTGAATGGTTATTTAATTCTAATAGCGCATTTCCAATTAATGTTTATCTCAATTCCATAAAATTTGATATCTCTTATTCTTGTTTACCTTCTTCTTGGAGATTTAGGGTTTTTGCGGTTAAAGAGAATGGTTCTCGTCAATATTGGGATTATCAAGGCAATGATTCAGATACTGATTATTATACAGGGACTACTATAGAAAAATCATTAATGGATGATAATTATGTTAGTTGGGGAATTCAGTTACAATGTGCACAGAATAATTGGTCGGCAGGTGAATTTTATATTTCATTACCACAGATAATTATAAATAATATAATTGTTTCAGCAAGAAACAAAGATATTAGCACAAGCTTATATGATTATTGGATATGGTATTTTATCGCATCGGATAAATCTATATGGGATAAGTATTCAAGTATCATATTTGGTGATGCATTTGTTTGTGATTTTAGAGAAAACGTCTTCTATGAAAATATTCAAGATTGGTTAATTATTGGTTATTGGGACGGTTATTCAAATGCAAATGCTGCGCTAGATTCAACAGATCAAGTTAATCCAGCTAATGAGCCTGTTGTTGGTTTAGTTGAAAATGGTAAAACTTGGGTGAAATATTTTAGCCCCAATCCTTATAAAATTGATATGATGGATTTGTGGGGTAGCCAAAGTCCTCTGAATTGTGTTGCTTGGTTATGCACATATATTTATTCACCTGATGATATGAATATTACAATGAATTTTGGTTGTGATGATGGAGTTAAAATTTATCTTCTAAGGGAGGGTGAAAATAGTTTTACTGGTAGATTAATTGCTGAAAAGCGAGACACAAGACCTTTAAGTGTGAATGAATTCTCGGTTAATTTGCAACTATATGCTGGTTGGAATAGATTATATGTGAAATTATCTAATGGCTCTATTTTACCGAATAAATGGGAATTTCAGGCATCAATACCAGATGCAAAAGCAAGAGGGTTGTTTATAAATACATCAAAAACTAAATATCATGAATTAATGGCTATTGCATTTCAGGCTCCTTTCCGCCAATTGTTAGGAATTGATATGCAATTCTGGGAAGGTGGAGATGATATTCAGCAGGGAGTTTTTAATAATTGGTTTTATGTTAATAAACCCGAATATTGTTTAATAAGAACAAAAAGCGGAATTACATACCAAACTGGTTGGGAAGCTCAAATGCGATGGAGAGCTTTGGAGAAAGATAGTACTATCAGAGCTATTGTTTTTGATTATGAAACCAATTTGCCTTCTGGGTGGCAATTTAGAATATGTAATGATGAACAGGCTACTGTTTTTATGGATTCACAGAGTCGAAATGTTAAAGATAAAGATGTATACTTTAATGGTGAGGTAAAAGGTTTTTCATTTAGGCTTTATTATAATGGTGGGGGTAATCCATCGCCTGGTGAAAGTGCTTATATTAAAATATCTAATATTAGAATTTATTTTAAAGAATGCGGGAGAAGTGCAAACATGCACTGCAGGTTGAATTGGTCTGGTAATCCGACAGATTGGAATTCAGAAACAGCAAGCAAACAATATATATTTTGGACAGAAGCATTGACAACAGCACCGGCTAAAATAACATTTTTTGAGCATGATGGGGCTTTACGGGCTTTAGCACAAAGACTAACGGCTGATAATATTTTGAGATTGATGCTATTTACTCTTAATAGTTCTCTATCTCTTGCTCCTGATAGTTGGGAATCTAAGGAATTGATGCGGTTGCCATCTGTTAATGGCCAGACATATTTCCAAAATATTGCAATTGACAGAGATTTATATAATCGTTGTTATATAACACATAATTTAGTTACAAAATCGGATAATTATAAATTAGACTGTAAATATTTAATGACTTATCATCCTGAGCACGTTAGTTCAGCTTTATTGCTTCCGTCAAGCGATGAAATGGTATTGAAATGGATTCCTTGTAAAGATACTATTATTGCCTTTCTTGCGAAGAAAGGTCAGTCTTATGTTTATCGACGTGAATTATTGGATTCTTCTACAGTTGTTGATATAAGTGATATTGTAACCTCATTTAATTTTGATAGAAATCTTGAATCGAGTGCTGATAGAATGTCTCTAACTATCATGGCTTTGACGGATAGAAGTGATTTAAGAAATCCTTCTGATGCTCTTTATTGGACAATTCCAAGAAGTTGGTTCGATAGGAAACCCCGTTTAGTGAAAGCTAAGATGGCAAGATTTTTACCCGGTGATACACCTAAATATGATAATGTATTTGTTGGAATAATCGGGGCGACGGAAGATTCATTAACTAGCGAGGAAAATATATTCAATATAAATGTGTATGGGTTAGGTTATCAATTGAATAAGTTTAATGCACCTGAAGTATATTTATATGCATCTCCCATACAGTTATTTGTGGATAATTTTCGAGATAATTATTCAGTTATGTTAGATCAGAGACAATTAGTGATTCCTTCGAGCCTTAGTTCTACATTATGGATTGGTGATTTGAATAATTTTAAGGTTTATCCAAATGAAGGGATTGCAGAGCACCGAGTTAATTCTTCCAGTATTATAAAATCAAAAAATTTCGCCGCTTATCCAAGAGTAAGGGTTTTGCTGGATATGAAACTAATAAATAATGGATATTTTTCTCTAGGAATAAATGATGTGGGGGTTGAATATGATGGTTCAAAGATACAACTTTATGATGGTTCGGAGAAGATAAACGCTAAATATGTGAATCTTGATTTAAATACATGGTATACAATTGCTTTCGATTTGGATATGATTGCTAAAACAATTCGTGGAATTATTTTAAAGAATGGGTGTGTAATTTATAATACTGGGGTAGGTAGAATTAGCAAAGTTTATAAATCATATTTGTTGAAATTTATAGCTTCTGCAATGTGTAGAATTGCTAACCCGAGGGTTTTGAGGACAGATATGAATGAATATGAAAAGACAGATATTGATATCGTAAAAGATGTATTGTATAAGGCTAGCCAAGGAGTATTTAATGTAAATATCATTGAATCTGGTTATAGAAATCCATTAATAGGTTTTGTAATTTGGGAACAAGGTAAATCTGCGTTGGAATTCTTAAATCAAATGGCCAAAAGATTTAATATGCGTTGGTATTTTGATAGAAATGGTAATTTCGTGTGGGAACCTAACATATTCGAAGGTAATGCATTAACAATAAGTAACTCTGCATTTTCATCTTTTACTCGTTCTTATGATCCTATGGAATATGTAAATTGGGTAGAAGTATATGCTGAGATGAAGGATCAGAGAATAAAAAGAGAAGTTGTTGATGTTGATTGTTTGACAAGATTTGGTGTTAGATATAAACTTGTAGAAGAAAGTTCCGTTGAAGTAGTTAGAGATGCTGAATTAACAGCTTATAGAGAATATTACAATGAAATAGAAGGTGCAGAGGTTGCATCTCTTGAATTAAGTTACCCTTTCTATGAAATTGAACCAACTACAACACTCAGAATTATAGATACAATAGGGAAAATTGATGATTATTACTTTGTGAATGCTATAAATATATCTTATAGCACAGAAGATCCTTCAGTTTCAATTTCGCTTAATTTAGATAGTAGAGCAAAAGCGGAGCGGCAATTTTTGGCCTCAATGTATGAAGGAGGGATGTTGTTAAATGAACGAACGCAGGGAAGTTAAGGCTTTAATTAATGTAATTAAGAAATTAATCGAACAAGAAAAGGAAAAAGAGAGAAAATCCGGCTATGTAATTTCGGTGGATAATAGTAATAATACCGTGACAGTTGTTTTATCAGACGGTAGTTATAATATTCTTCCTATGCCTAGTACTGGTCCAGTTTTGCCTGGAGATTCGATTATTGTTAATCCTGATGGAAGTTCCTCGATTCCTCCAGAAACGATTCCGGAAATAGGCGGGAACGAGTTACTTCGAAATGGCAACTTTTCTCTAGGTAACTTAAAATATTGGAAATATGCAAATATTGGTGATGTTGAACTTAATACAGATGCGAAAATAGGCCCCTATTCTATAAAAGGATTACCCTATCAATTTTGGGATGCAGAGATATACCAAGATATAAATTACATTTCTGTAATAAGCGGAGAATTATATCGTCATGGATGCTGGGTAAAAATTTTAAATGAAGATGATGAAAGTGCAACAATGGCAGTTTGGTTAAGTGGTGAATGGTATGATAGAAATGGCAATAAATTGGTTACAGAATACAACGAGAGTGAAAAGAAAGTAATTTCCCCCAAAGATGGCTGGGTTAATCTTTCTTTGATAAACCGTGCTCCACAGAATGCAACTTTTGTTCGTGTTAAATTTATGATGCAATCTCATACACCTAATACTTATGTTTTTTGGTCTGGGTTGAGCTTTTGGGGAAAATCATTAGAAATTCCTGGTTCAACTATTATTGAGTTACCCCCCGAATCGTTAGATAGTATTCCTCCTTTAAATCCTTTGAATTTAATTGTATCATCAGGTGTATCTGTACAATTAAACGGATTCAATTTTTACATCGATGCTCAATTTAATCATATAGACACAACAGCATATGACGAGGATAATTATCTATGGGAAAACACAGATTTTGATCATTATGATATATTTTATAAAGTTAGTGGGCAGGATTATAAATATTATGGTGCATTTGTTTTAGATTCCTATAAACCTTCTGGGACTACTCTTACTTACAGGTTAAATAATTTAAATAAAAATACTACATATAGAGTAATGGTCAAAGCTGTGGATGAAGTTGGTAATGCAAGTTCGGGGGTAGAGTCCGCATATATCACCACGCCTTATAATCAACAACCCCCAGCACCTACAATTAATACTTCAAAAAGTAATTTCAATTCTGAAAATGCTGAAGTATTTTGGTCTAAAGTTCAGTCATATGTGGGAACTCTTTTGGTTGATGCAAAAGATTATAAAGTTGAAGTTTATAATTCTTCAGATCAGTTAAAGAGAACGGAATATGTAAATTCTACTTCATATGTTTATACATTAGAAAAAAATATTGCGGATAATACAACTCCTATAAATATAGTTAAAATAAAAGTATATGCAAGAGATGCGGAGGGTTTGGAAAGCCCAGCAAGTACTGTAACTTTAACTAATTATGCACCTGCTACTGTAACAGACTTAGCTTTGAATTTTAAATCAGAGGATTTACTGGCTACATGGACTGCAGTAACAAAAGATACACAGAATAATACTGTTTATGATATAGCTGGGTATAAAGTTGAAGTATATGTAGGCGGAAATAAGAAAAGGGAAGCGATAGTAAAAGATACGTCATATACTTATACTTTGAACGATAATATAAAAGATAATACTACACCGGCTAGTCAAGTAACGATTAGAGTAAGAGCAATTGATACATTGAATCAACTTGGAGGATATCAAGAATTAGTTGCCACAAATTATCCTCCGGCACAAGTTACAGGATTAACGGCAGATTTTAAATCCGAAAATGTGGTCGCAAACTGGAACGCAGTTACAACAGATAACCAAGGTAATACATGTTATGATTTAGATGGTTATAAAGTTGAAATTTGGATTGGGGGAAATAAGAAACGTGAATTTCTTACAAAAGGCACTTCTTATACTTATTCTTTGAGTGATAATATTAAAGATAATGGAAGTGCTGCTTCGACAATAACATTGAAGGTAACGGCATTAGATAAATTAAACCAAACTGGAAATTATACTGAAACTACAATTACTAATTACCCACCAGCGAATGTCACAAACCTAAATTATGATTTTTCTACGAAAGATGCTTTTATTTGGTGGGATGTTGTCACAAAAGATAGCCAACAGAATATTTGTTATGATATTGTTGGGTATGAAGTTATTGTAACTCCGAGCGGTTCATCAAGTGGTTCTTATCTTGTTAGTAACAATCGATTTTCTTATTTATATGAAAATAATACAACAAAGGTTCCTCAAGTTAATTTCAAGGTTTATGCAGTAGATGCATTAGGCCAGAAATCTGCTTCTCCTGCAGAGGTGACAGCGAGAAATAAATATCCTTTTGAAGGTCAAAATTCTCCTTTTGATAAACCTCCAAAGCCAATTGTGATACCAGCTTTTAAGAAAGTATTTGTAAAATGGGATTCACCAGAAGAGATATATCGAGCAAGAAATGATATAACAATGAAAGATGTTACTGATGTTGAGGTTTGGTATTCTACTTCGGGTGATTTTTCTAATCCTGAATTATTGGCTACTATCACAAACAATTTCTTTGTCCATGAAGGTTTAGAGACTGATAAAGAATATTATTATCGTTTAAGGTTCAAGGACATATTTAATCAGTATTCTCCAAGTGGTTATATTTCTGATTCTGCCTATGTATCATCGGATTATATAACCACCGATGAATTAGCTGGAGAAATTTTCCAATTAAAGGTCAGTGCTTCATATGCAGAAACAAATGTAAATGGTTTAGGAATAAATGACATAAAACGATTATACGATGGGAAATATGATTTGCCCGCATACTTTGGTAGTGGTGCTAGTACAGAACAATTTATTGAAATCGAATTTCCTGTCACACATGTAGTTAATAAATCTTCGGTTTATATATATTCTGGTGGAACAAATTATTATATGTATTGGGCTTATAAAAAGGACGAAGATGAAGATTGGGTTTATTTGGCCGGAGGAGAATTTTTAAATGAATGTCCTTCTGTACAAGAAGCATATGCGAACATGCTACCTGTGAGTGGGTCACAATTGATTACTTTTAAATGGCCTTATCAACGAGAAGTGAAAAAATTACGGTTCTATTTTCCGAGTGGTTCTTATGCTTGGTCGAGTGGAAATTATATTTCTGAATTAAAAGCATCAACATTCTTTGTTGCAGATGAAATTGATGCAGGAATCATCAATCTTGCAAAAGGTATACAGCTTTATAATGATAAAACAGGTGGTGGATTTAAGCTAACAAGTGATGGTGCTATATTTGAAAAAGGTTATATTACTGTTTTTGGTGATGGTGGAACTGTAATCGAAGATGGAAAAATATATGTTCGTTCTTCTGGTACAGCTCGTTCGTTGAATAGTTTCTTTTCTGAAGAAGAAGGAGAAACCGTTATAGATGGTGGCTATATAAAGACAGGAACTATTGATTTATCTTTGTTGAAAGTAGCTGGGAAAGGATATTTTATAAACAGAGTTAAAAATCCATCTTTTGAAGTGCCAGATGCATTATTTGAAAATCAATATCCTGAATGTTGGTCAGTATCAGGTGGTTCAGTAGGTACTTTTGTTTATGGTGATAACCCATCTTTTGCCAAATATGGTAGAAGATATATTGAGTTAGTAGCAAGTGGAACATCTCCTTATAATGGAGAAATTTGGTCAGATTATATTGATATAATCAGTAATGGAGAGATACCATATACATTTTCATTCTATTATGCTGGGACATCAGGATCGAAAATAGATGTTTATTTGAATGAATATAGTAGTGGTAGTAATCCAATCAGAACAGATACAGTTTGTTCTTCATTCGGCATATTAACAAATTCTTATAATAGACATATATATACTTTTATCCCAAAAGAAGAAACAAAATCTATTCGTATAAGATTCCGGCAAACTAATACTACACAACCTTCTGGTGCGACAGTTAGATTTGATGCATTTCAGCTAGAAGAAGGTAATCAAGCGACAGATTTTAAGGCTACCTATGATGTAGGTACGGTTTTTGTTGATCCAACGGGAATTGTAGTTAACCACAGCGGAGGTTCTAGGACGATTATAAATGCTGAAGGTATTACCATTGAACGAGGCACTATTTATATTATGACAGATAATAATAATATTGATTTATTAGATCAGGTAACATTATCTGATAATCTATTAACAAATGGATCGTTTGAGTTATTTGATTATTCTGTATCTGGTGATAAAAGTACATTAATTAATCCCCATTTGTGGGGTTGGTCTGTTATGGGCTCAATTGATAGGTATTGGATTGAAAAACATAGTTCACCCCAATTTAATCTTTGGGGTGGTAATTATTTAACTTTCAGAATGAATGGAAGTAGTGGTTCTTCGGTGGTTATGGTATCAAATAAAGTTTTAGTGGATTCCAATTCCCTATATTCAATGTCTTTTTATCGTGATTATATTGATTCAAGCAATAATATAGTATTTAATGTTTATGTTAAGGGTTCTTCTCATTCATTGTTCCCTTCTTTGTCGGAGTTTCAGAATGATGTAATATTAAAGCAATTGACTGTAACACCTACTTCCTCTAAAATGTGGAAGAGGGATGTTTTAGAAAATATTTCAGTTGAAAATGCAACTTATATTTATGTTGGTTTTGTATTGACAAGAGCAAATGATATTTCTAATAATTATACAATAAGTTTGGATAATGTTGTATTAGAACGTAATCAAAAGGCATCGCTTTATAAATCTTCTTATGCTGATTTTGTGGCAACATTAAATACAAATAATAAGTTATTAATTTCATATATGTTTCCTTTAGGATTTAAACTTTATGGGAATAACCCGGTGATTCAATAAATATTTTGGAGGTGATATAGTTGGTTACGGAATATAATATAACAATGGATGTAGGTATTACAGATTATGCACCAGATTCTAATTTTAATGGATATGAAGAAGCGTTAGCTGGGTATTATTATGTGAATGGTAATTATTATAGATTTCGTTATTTATTTAAACCTACAACAGATTTTACTTATGATTCTTATACTGTTGATGTTGTATATGTTGCTAATTTATATAATGGTGAATGTAGTTCCTATTCGCCAATTCTTTATGTTGGGAAGATGAATGGAAGTTGGAGTGAAGCTACCGCTACATGGAATAATGCGCCTGTTGGGGAAGCACAAACGGTTCAAGGTTCGGTTGTATCGGGTTCTTTTGTAGTTTTTTATATCTCTATTCCTCCGGTTTATTGGTCGACAATAGGTTCTTATGGGGGTTTTTTAAGTGAAACTTCAACTGACCATTATGTAAGAATTAGAACAGAAGATAATATTATGTATACCCCATCTATATATGTTTATCAAGCAGAAAACATAAGTGGTAATTTATCTGGTGAACAATCTGCGAATTCAACAGCACATTTATATTGGTATGATAGTATTAGTTCTACTGCACGTCGTTTTACATGTTTTACTATAAAAGATTCAGCTGGTAATATAATAAAGGATAATATAAGCGGTAATTATAATTCTACGATTCATACCTATATAACTCAGACAAATAAAACAACAAAAGAATATAGATTATATACTAAATATAAAAGACTAGATAATACTGTAATTTATTCCCAGAATTATAAATCTATAAGTGTGACAATAAAAAATATTCCAACGGGAGTTAGCATGACGGGAGGAAATGATTCTTTCTACTTGTCATGGAATGTAGTTAATGAAGCCGATGGTTATAGGGTAATATATTGGAAAGACCCAAATAATAAAATCACCGTTGATATAAATAACAAAAATACTAATTATTATTCACCTTCTGGTTTAACAACAGGTACATACTACGCACAGGTTTGTGCATATTATGGTGCTTCTTTTGGTTATTCTGATTATTCTTCCCAAGTTAGCGCAGATGTATTAAATATTCCACAAAATTTATCTGTGACGGGCGGAAGTAATAGTATTTCTGTATCTTGGTCTGCTTGTAGTGATGCCTCTGGTTATTATGTTAAATATCAAAAAGATGGTGGGAGTCCACAAACTACCTATACGACAAATACATATATTACTATTACTAATTTGGTTTCTGGACAATATACTGTACAAGTATGTGCTAATTATGGCACATTAGGTAATTCCGAATATTCTAATGCTCAAAATGCTTATGTTAAAAATATTCCAACAGGTATTCAAGTGATAGGTGGTAATAGGCAATTCACAGTAAAGTGGAATAGTATGTCCGGAGCTAGTTATTATAAGGTAAGATATTACAGGAGTGGAGAAAATCCAACGGAAACAAATAATATTTCAAATACTTCAATTACAATTTCTAATATAAAATCTGGCACTTATTATGCCGCTGTGCAGGCATATTATTCCGATTATGGTGGTTGGTCAGAATATTCGAGCTATTATTCATGCACTGTAACTTGTAATCCACCAGCTAATGTTGATGCCACAGGCCAGGAACGAAAAGCGATAATTTCGTGGAATGCTTGTAATCCTACCCCCACTACATATGAAGTCTATCGCTATGTTGGTGGTCAATATACATTAATTGGTAATAGTTCATCTACGTCTTTTGAGTATTCCAATATATTAAGTGGATTATATACTTTCTGTGTTAAAGCTGTTTATAATGATGAATCTTCTAATTATTCTTCCACGACATCTTGTAGTGTGACCGCTAGCCCTCCTTCAAGCATTGGTCTTTTCAAGGATAACTCTGCACCTGGTGTGGTAAAAATCGGTAATAGCAGTGGCACGTTTTCTGATCCTGGTCAATGGATACCTCCTAATGCACCGTCTGGGCCTGATAAGTATTATATTTATTGCGCTCAGTCTTCTAATGGTCCGTTTGTAAAAGTTGGGGAAACCACAAATCGAAACTACCAAGAATCAGGGTTAGCAGGTACTTCAGCAAACCCTCGAACATATTATTATAAGTTGAGTTCTTACTATAATAGTCCTGCTGAAGAAAGTAGCCAAAGTAGTACATATAGTATTACAATAGATAATAATCCTGGCGGGACAATGTTGGTTTTTAATAATTCGTTTTATTATGCGGATGGAGAACTGATTTATATTCCTTCTGGTGCAACACTAACAGCTGATTTCTTTGATGATGGCACAAATTATTTATATGTTACAGTAACAGATAAGGAAGATGATAGATTATTTGGTTATAATTATAAATTTTATAAAAGTTCTTCTCAACTTTCGTCCGAAAAATATGCTTATATTGGCAGAGTTCAAAAATCGGGTTCTTATATAGATATTGTATGTGATAGTTATTATAACAGAATATCTGATATTGGTACTTCAGAAAAACCATTTTATGTCAGCGGAGATTTTTATTTCCTTAATGGATCAATAAAAGTTAAATTACCTGATAATGATACTTATTATAATGTGGTTTTGACTAATGATTCTCGGTTAAGTGATGCTCGAACACCCCTAGCCCATGCTTATACTCATCATGCCAGTGGTTCTGATCAAATTTATTTTGCTTCTCTAAAAAGAAGCTCAATTGATTCGACTACTCATGATAATTTTGTTGATGCACCGCATATTGATGCAACAACAAAAACTTATATTCCAACCGCAGATCAAAAAGCAGCATTGGTGGGCACAAGTGGAATACCCAGTTCAACAAATAAATATGTAACTGATTCGGATTATCGTTTGTCAAATGCGAGAACACCATTAGCCCATGCTTCTACCCATCATGATGGTGGTTCAGACCTTGTTTATTTTTCATCTCTCAGAAGGAGTTCAGCTGATTCAACTACTCATGATAATTTTGTTGGTGCACCACATATTGATGCCACAACAAAGACTTATATTCCAAGTTCAGGAGAAAAAGCTGCATTAGCTGGAAGTTATGGAACACCAGGTAGCACAAATAAATATGTAACACAAACAGATACAAGATATACTCATACTCTCGAAAAAAGTGTTACCCGCCAAGCTTTAACTGATTTAAGTATAGGTGGAGGTTTTAGTTCTTCTCCTTCAAGCACTACTAATAATACATGGGTTAGCCGGGCAAGTTTTTCAGTTAGTCCATCGGGATCAGGCACAGCAGCTCTTTTAATTATTGGATATGCAACAATTTGGTCTGGTGGAACAGATAGATTAATTACACTTGCGTTGGGAACTTCAACATCAAATTTGTTTGATAATGATAGCGAGCGAGCATATCAATGTGGGTCTTATGCTGAAACTGTGCCTATATTTAGTTATGCACAAGTGACTGCTGGTAGCTCTACAACTATATATCTCTATTATAAGAGTTCGGTATCAGGTTCTCAGGTTACAATTTATAGGCATAATATTAAAATTATTGATTTGGGTCGTGTATAAGGAGGTGGATTAAATGTTGAGAGGTTTGTATGTTATTAAAAATGAAAATAATGAATATGAAATATATTTGGAATATGTTGATGATGACCCTTGTAATCATATTGTTTCCAAAAAGAATTTATTATGTAAAACTACTTCTGTTGAGGAGGTACATACATTTTGTATTGATTACGAGAGGAATAATAGTTTGGACTGTGGGGTAATATATTTATTGCCAGAAGATGATGAAGTTGTCCCCAAACCTATTATGGATATTAATTCTTTATTAAATAAAGTTACTGTATTGGAGAAAAAAATAAAGGATTTAGAAGGCAAGATTAAATAGCTATTACAGTTTATATTGACACGGGCATTCCCATGTTGTTAATTAGAAATATAATTTCGGTTTAGGAGGTAAGGAGATGGATAAAAAGTCTGGAAAAAGTAGGGAAGCAAAGATAAAGTACGAAGAGAGGGAATATATATTTCCTGATGGAAGAAAAGAAAAGTATAAAGTGTATTATTCTTCTGATTTAGGAAGAGACAAACCTGCGATTGAAAAAGAAGAAGCTTATAGATTGGCTGATATGGCAGGAATAACTAATTATACCGTTACCTTTTTTAAGGTTTATGATGATGCAATGTTTTATGGCAAAAAACAACAGGAAAAGTTTGGTGCTTCTAACCCAAGAGGATTAAGGGTTGTTTGCGGAGTAAAGGTTTCAGATAAGGATTACACGCGGGAAGTTGAGGCAATAGGTTCTGCTTCTCCTGATAATGTTGATTTATTGAAGAATTATCTTCCTGAAATGGCCTATAAAAGAGCTGCAGTTAGAGCCGTGCTTATGTGGCTTGGCTTACACGATTTGAACGCTGATATCGAATTTCCCAATAATGGTTATGAATCTCTTGAGGAGGAAGTGGATTTATTGTCTTCTTTGCAGAAACTTGTAAATGAAATAGGATGGACGGCTAAAGATTTGAAGCAATATTTGGTTGGATTGGGGATAAAGAAAAATCCTGCTACGATGACTACTAATGAATTGCGAAATCTTATAGATAAAATAAGGAGTGACGTAAATGGAACTGTTGAATCCTGAAGAATATGCATTTAGGATGATAGAGTTATTGTGCGAATATGCTGGTGATAGTATCGTTTTTGAGGCTTTTATTCAGCGTTGGGGCATTGAAGATTTATACCGTATTATTCAAGAAATATTAGGGGAAGTTGAAGTTGATGCTGATGAAGAACTAGAAGAAAATGAAGAAATAATGAAAAAAGATAAGGAGGAAGGGGCGGAAGACAAAGATGTTTCGTCCGAAAGCTGATGAGGTGGAACATGTTATTGATTTAATGTTCCAAGCTCTACCCCGTAGAGATTTATTATTTGCATTTCTTAATATATGGGATATACACCATGTTTATGCAGATTTGGACTCTCGTGTTAAGTTAAGGGCAAAAAAGCGCTCTCGGAATATATTGTCCAGAGGATTAAGACGTATTATAATTAAAAAACTGGATCAAGATAAGTGTATTTATTGTGGGAGCGAATTATCAGACTTTGATTTTGAAATTGATCACTTTTTGGCTGTTAATGAGGCTTTACGTCATGGTGGTGAAATTATTGACAACCTATATAATTTATTTACTTCTTGCAAGTTATGCAATAGGCAAAAGCATGATACTAAATATGGTTTTATGTATGACAAAGTTTTGGAGAATAGAAAGGATCATCTGTATAGCCTTATAAATGATTTGTGGTTGTCAAAAAGGGGCCGTAGGTTATTGAAAAAAATGTTTTTGACACACGAAGAAATCTTAAAGGAGTGGGAAAATGAATGCGCTAGTGAAGAAAATGAAGAGGGAATATCTGAAGATGAGGCTATGGGGAGTTCCGGAAACATGGCAAGAACAGATGCAAAGCCTGATGAAAGCAACTAGTGGTTTTATTCCTCCTTCTGAGTTAGGATATTTTCTTAAAACTTTTGGTTATCAAAATACATTTGATGCTTATATAATATGGTTTGGCATGGAAAATAGAGATGAAAAATGTAGGTTTGGGTTTATCAAAAATTTTTTGGAGGGCAGAAATGCTTGAGACAACAGCGGAGGAGAGATATGTATTGGCATGCATATTAAACGATATATCTTCTTATTGGAAAATCTGTGATAAGTTGGAACCTTCCGATTTTAGCTTGTCTATAAATGCTTATATATATAGTTCTTTTCGGGAATTAATGGAAACAGACCGTAAAGCAGATATTATTTCTATATTAGACAACATAGACCCTCAAATAAGAAAAATTATGGATTTTGAGACGGGGGGAGATACATTTAATTATCTTATTGCCATAAAAGAATCCCCTTTTTCTGTTGAAAATATAGAATTTTATGCTAATAAAATAAAAATGAACAGCATCAAGCGACAATTGATTTCGGTATGTAAGGATATGATTGAACGTTTACCTAAATTAAATTTAGGTTCAATTGAAACCTTAATTGAATATTGCGAAGATAATATTACAAGAGTTGCATCAGAAAATTTGAAAGAAGAAAAAAATCTGCAAATAGGAAAAGATATAAGGGAAATTTTGAATTTAAAAGAAACATCAGCTCGTATTCCTTTAGGATTTTATTATTTAGATTCGCTTCTTGGTGGTGGGGTTGCCCCAGGACAGTTAATGGTTGTAACTGCTCGTCCAAAAGTTGGGAAAAGCACATTATTGTGGAATTGGGCAATTGGTATGGCAAAACGAGGGTTGAATGTTTTATATTTGGACACAGAAATGTTGCGTCATGAGCAGCAAGCAAGATTATTAAGTATTTTAAGTGGAATAGAGGAAAAAAAGATAATCAATGGGTTGTGCAATGAAGTGGAGCAGTTAAAACTAGAAGAGGCTATCTCTATAGCAGAGCGATTACCTTTATATCATATGTATATCCCAGATTTTACAATTGAAAGCGTAGTAGCATTGGCAAAAAAATTTAAAATTCAGAAAAATATTCAGGTTTTATTCTTTGATTATATTAAACTTCCCAGCAGGAAGGATACATCAATTGCTGAATGGCAAGAGCTTGGTTATTTTACTGATGCTTTGAAGAATCGTATAGGTGGAAAGTTGAATATTCCAGTTATAACTGCCGGACAACTTAATCGCTTGTCTGTAAAAGCCGAAGATTTTGACTCTGACCAAATTGCTGGTTCAGATCGTATTTTACAATTATGTAATTACCTGCTTATGATGAAGCGTTTGAAAAGAGAGCATGGTAAGGCAAATATACTTTTGACGATGGCTTATGCAAGAGATTGTGAAGATAATGTTAATTTTTATCTACATTTTCAGCGGCCTACTTTAACGATTAGAGAGGTAGGTGCAACGGATGAGTACAAAAATGTTATATCTCAATCAATTTTCTGAGTTAGATTTGGAAAATGTTCTTAAATATTATGGAATAAAATATATCATTTGCGGAAATGAGTTAAAATTTATTTGTCCATTCCATAATGATACACAACCATCTTGTTGTTTTAATAAAGAAAAAGGAGTATTTCATTGTTTTGGTTGTGGTGTGTCGGGATCAGTAGTTTCTTTTATCCAAAAAATGGAGAATATTTCTTATAATGAGGCAGTTGATAAATTAAATAGCCTATTTGGTTTTGAAGTTTCGGAAATTCAATCTCATCCATCTATTAGAGAAATAAAAACTTTTATTGAACGTATAAATAAGTTAAAGAAGAAAAAACATAAAGTGATTAGTGAAGAATTTATCATGAAATGCAGAAATACAATGGAATATGATTATTGGTTAAAAAGAGGTTTTAAGAAAGAAACGTTGGATTTTTTTGAGGTTGGCTTTTGCAGAGAAGGTATTTACACTGGGCGATATGTCATTCCTTTGCGTGACGATAAAGGATTTCTTGTTGGTTTTAGTTCTCGTGGTGTTAAGAATGATAAGACATCAAAATATGTTCATATGCCAGGAGTAAAAAAGAGTAACTTATTATATAACCTACATAATGTTAAAAAATACAACAAAAATAAGATTAATGAAATGCCTATTTTAGTGGTAGAAGGTTTTTCGGATGTTTGGAAAGCTTGGGAATATGGCTGGAGAAAGGCAGTTGCTATTATGGGTTCATCTTTGAGTGATGAACAGGTTATGTTACTTGTCAGTAACACATATGATGTCATATTTGCTTTTGATGGTGATGAAGCGGGCCAAAAAGCCACCTTGGAGGCAATAAAAAAGTGTTCCTTATACCTTAACATTTATGTTAATGAATTAGAAACAGGCAAAGATATTGCTGATTTAACGAAGAGCGAGTTTGTAAATTTTATCAAAAATTTAAGGAAAATAAAGAGGGGTGAGATATAATGCAAGTTGCTAAATGCAGAAAAATGGATGGAAGATATGTTGTCTTTAATCCTGAAAAAATTCATTCCAGTATAATTAAAGCTATTATTAATGTTGGTCAAAATGGTGTAGATGTAGATAGTATTGTACAAAAAACGCTTGAGATTTTACCCTCTTTTATCACCCACAAAATACCTACAACTGAAGAAATAGCGCAGGCTGTCGAAAAAGCATTAATGGATTTAGGCTATAGTGATATCGCAAAGGCGTATATTGTTTATCGTAATGAGCGAGCGAATCAACGCGAAGGCCAGTCTGCTTTGGTTAAAGCAGTTGCTAAAATAAGTCAAGAAGCAAACAAAGACAATGCTAATACGCCTCCCAGTTTCGCATCAAAATTATTACAAATATCTGAAGCAGCATTAAAAACATACAATTTACGCAGAGTTTTACCGGAACGCATTGCTGTAGCCCATGAAAAAGGTTATATTCATATTCATGATATATTTGGATATGGTTTAGCATGGAATTGTTTGAGTATTCCTTTAAGGAGACTTTTATTAGAGGGATTTAAAACAGGGAATGGACGTATCAGGCCTCCTCGAAGGATGAATTCAATTATGGCTTTAGCTGCCATTATTTTGCAATGTAACCAAAATGAGATGGTTGGTGGGCAGGCTTACTCGCATTTTGATTTCGATATTGCTGAGGTAATAAGAACAAATTGTAAACAAGAACCGACTGAAGATGAAATCTATCAGGCTATCGAAGGCTTTATATATAATTTAAATACGATGCAAAGTTTGCCATATGAGGAATTAATATGGGTATTTGACAAGAAAACGCAAAAATTAGATATTATAGAAATAGGTAAATTTTGTGAAGAAATTTATGAACCTGGACGGTTTCAAGCTATTTCTGCGAACCGTGAAAATGGACGTGCTGAATTAAAAGACATTACTGCAGTATGGAAACATGAAAACAAAAATTCAATCATTAAAATAGTGGGTTATGATGGAAGAGAAGTTTCTTGCACATTAAACCATTCTTTAATACAAATAAATAGAGGCAAAGGTGAGCATCTACTAGTAGATGCTGATGCAGCTTCTATAAAGAAATTATGTGTTTTAACAAATGATTTTGTAAATTCTCCTTTGGGTTCGATGACAGAACTTGAGGCGTATAGACTTGGACAAAAGTTTGGTTATTCATATTTAAATACTGACGAAGTTCCCAATGAAATTTTGTTGGCTAATCAATCTGTTATAAGAGCCTTTTTGCAAGGATATATTTCTATTCGGGGTCGTAAGCATAAAACAAAAATTCTGATTTACACTCCATCGGAAAAATTTAAGTATGGATTGCAATTATTATTTGCAAGATTACATATCCGTGTTGGTATTAGAGAATTTTATCGCAAATTACCAGGAACAGATGAAACTGAGCGAACATTTGCAATATTCTTGTTGGATCGTAAATGGGAATTCCCAGAGCCTAAAGTTGTAACCGAAGTATCTATCCAGAATAAAATTCCTTCTCAATGGAGAAAATATGTTTATGATATATCTGTATCTGATAATGAAAACTTTATATTAGCAGATTGTACTTTAGTTCATAATAGCCGTTATGGCGGGCAAAAGCCGTTTTCAAATATAATTATTGGGACTGACACATCTGAATTGGGAAGGAAAATAACACTTGATATTTTAGATGTTATGGATAAAGGGATGGATGGTTTCACATTTATTTGGCCTAATGTTATTTTCCGCATAAAAGAAGGAATTAATTATGAGCCGGGGACACCAAACCATGATTTGTTAATTTGTGCTTATGAAGTTGCAGCAAAGCGTATGAACCCAACATTTTTGTTCATGGATTCATCATTTAATGCAAAGTATGGCGAAGAAGCAACAAGCATGGGATGTCGTACCCGTGTAATCGCAAGTGTTACATGCCCCGAAGTTATAGATGGTCGAGGGAATATATCATTTACAACAATTAATCTTCCTCGTTTAGCGATTGAATCTAATGGGAATCAAAAATTATTTATGGATTTATTGGATAAATATTTGGAATTAGTTGAGGAGCAGTTGATACACAGATTAAAATTAACTGGAACAAGAAAGAAAAGGGATTTTCCATTTCTATTAGGAGAAAACCTATATATGGAATCTGAAAAGCTAAGGGATGATGATTATATTTATCCTGTTCTAATACATGGAACTCAAACTATTGGTTTTGTAGGATTAGAAGAAACAGTTAAATTATTGACTGGATATTGGATGTGGGAAAATAATGAAAGTCTTGAATTAGGATATAATATTATTAAGCATATGCGTGAGTTTACAGACGAAATGATAAGAAAGCATAGATTGAATTTTAGTTTACTAGCTACTCCTGCGGAATCTGTAGCGGGCCGTTTTTGCATGATTGATAAGGAGATGTTTGGCGTAATAGAAGGTATTACAGATAAAGAATTTTATAATAATTCTCATCATATGTTAGTTGATGCTCCGATATCGATATTTGAAAAAATAGAAAAAGAAGGAAAGTTCCATGCTTTATGTAATGGCGGACATATAGGACATTTTTATCTTGAAAGTGGGCTTCAAGGTAATATAAAGGCTATTCAACAATTGATTGATAAGTCAAAAGAAGCTGATATGGGTTATGTAGCGGTTAATTTCCCAATAAATGAATGTTGGGATTGTAAATATAGTGATCCTATCACAAGGGATAGATGTCCGAAGTGTGGAAGTGAAAGAATAAATCGTATTCGTAGAATTACTGGATATTTAGCCCCTACGATTACATGGGGGCATGGAAAATTGATGGAATTGAATAGGAGGAAAGACAAATGAGAAAATTGAAAGTAGGAAGGGTTTTAGCTGATTCTACTGTTGATGGGCCGGGAATTAGGACTGTGCTTTTTCTTGCTGGTTGTAGTCATACGCCTAAATGTGAAGGATGCCATAATCAATGGTTGTGGTCTCCTTCTTCAGGTTATACAATTTCAACAGATGATTTGATTGATGAATTAATAGGTTATGGATTACAATTTACAGATTTGACAATTACTGGTGGTGAGCCACTTGATCAGTATGAAGGGCTTGTGGAATTATTAGAGAAATTAAAACAAAGGGATTTAGGAGGTGATATTTGGTTATATACTGGTTATACTTTTGAAGAGGTAAAGGTAAAATTTCCATTAATTCTTGATTATATTGTTGCAATTGTAGATGGAAAATATGATAAAACAAAACCAGAGTTTAACCCAAATCGTTTTCGAGGGAGTTGGAATCAGAAAATATGGATAAATGATGGTGAATGGCGTATTTTGTTTTGATAGCAATTGCTATTGACAGCAATTACTTACAAATTTAAGCTAATAATAAGGAGGAAATGTGATGGAAGAGTTTGAATTTGAGGCACAAAAAGGATATATTTGTTCAATACAGACAAAGTGTGGGCAGGAATATACAATATATATTGATTTGGATTACATAGAACTTATAGAAGAAGATGATAATTTATTTATGTTTCCTTGCCCGGAAGAATTAAAGGCACTTTTTCCTAACTGTACTTATAAAGATAAGGAAGGGGATTGTTGTTTAGTTGAAGTAAAAAGAGAGGAAAAAGAGGTTTATACATACTTTTTAGGAGACTATATCTTGACATCTGAAGTTCCTCTTGATAAAGAGGAAGTAATGAATTATTTTGAAGAATTAGGAGGTAATGATGATGAGTAATTTGAATGTGGTAACGGTTGAGGGGCGATTGGTTGAGGACCCAAAGATAATTTATCTACCAAGTGGGGTTGCAAAAGTTAGCTTTAAAATTGCAAATAATAGGTTTTGGAAGGGAGAAAAAAAGACAAACTGGCTTGATGTAATATTTTTTGGGAAGCATGCCGAAACAATTGCTAGATATTTTACCAAGGGTAGGATAATAATTGTTTCAGGCGAACTTGTTAGTGATATATGGACTGGAAATGATGGGAAATTACGAAAAACTATATATATTCTTGGTAGAGATTTTAGTTTTGCCGGTAGTAATGGAAATGGCCAAACTTCCAAGATTAATAATGATGAAAAGACTACAGTACAGAAAACAACTCGTTCTTTCCAACCTATGGAGGCGAGTGAAGAAGATGATTTCAGCATTAATTGGAGCGATTTTGACTTTGATGAAGATTTAGAGGTGAAAGAAGAATATATAAAGGATGAGAAGAAAGATGTAGGGTATGATGAGGAGGATAATGAGGGGGATGACTGGTTACCATAATAAAGTAAAATTTAATATAATAAACAATTTGCGAAAAAAAGGTTACTATATAATAGCTAATTCAGCTTTTCATTCTTTGTGTGATTTAATTGCCATTTCAGGCAAAGACGCAAAGTTAATAATGATAAGAGGACTAAATAATCTGAAATTTGAACATGCAGAAATTGACGAATTGTTTCCTAATGATATAAAGAAATTTAAAGAATTCAAAGTGCCTTGTCAACATTTCCAGAAATTAGTATATTTAACTTATGGGGATGAGGTCAGGAGGATTATAGCAATTTAATAGGAGGTTTTGGTATGAGATTAGCGTTTGGTGGGAAAGCATGTAGTGGAAAGACTACTGCTGCCAATTTCATGGCAGAAAAATATGGGTTTAAGGTGATTAAATTTGCCCAACCTATATATGATATATTAAAAGTATTAGAGATTCCCAAATCTCGCAGAATAATGCAATCTATAGGAAAAGTGTTGAGAGAGTGGGATCCAAATATTTTTATCCATTTGATGGATAGATATCTATATATGAAAGAGCAATATCCTAAGCTTATTGTTGATGATGTGCGAATGGACAACGAAGTTTTGTTCCTAAAGGATAAAGGGTTTCGGTTAATATTGATTATTTCAGATGATGAAATTAGGAAACAGCGTGCACATGATTTAGGTTTAGAATGGAATGATGATGATGAGACCGAGAGGGAATTTAAATTTATTGATAAATTCCATTATATTATAACTAATGATTCTTCGTTAGATGTCTTATATGAAAAATTGGAAACAATTTATAGAAAGGAAAAGGAGCGGATGGAAAATGAAGTTTATGATTACTAATAAAGATAAAGATAATTTGGTTAAAATTTTGGGTAAATTCATAATTGATAAAAATGCACTTATACAGTTAAAATTGGATGGGGCACGTTCGAGGGTTAAATGGATTGCTGCGGAATATTTCCCTAATAGTTTTGCATTAAACAAATGTTGTGTTATTGAGCATGATGTAGTTGTCTATGAATATAAAGAAAAACAAAGTAAAGTATATTTTCAGCCTGATTTATTATTCCGATTTTTATCTAAATCTAAATCCGAAAGTATAATTTTTGAAGCCGATATTAACCAAATTTCTGTACAAGATGATTCTTCAAGCCTTCTCCTCGTTTTATCTAACATAGATGATACTGTTTTTCCCGATGAAGAAACGCATGTTTTTAATGATATTTATATAATTGATATTGATGAATTTAAAGATGCAATAAGGAGCATTATTTGGTCAGTAGGAGAAGCGAACACTTTTCCTAATACAGATATAATACTTATGGAAATCGATTCTTCAAATGAAATAATGAATGTTTATGGTACTTCGTTTGCAACATTTGCTAGAAAGAAAGTGCCAATTAAGGTTGATACGGCTAATGATAATATAGACAAAATTATGTTGCCTATTTCGTTTGGAAAGGATGTTTTGGCATTGTTTCCTTCTGGGGAAGCAAAATTATTGGTTAATAAGAAAGAGTTGATGATTAAATATGATACCCAAGATGAAGAGTTTTCATTATATTTTCTTTATCGTCAATTAGAATTTCGGGATAACATTTGTAAGAATATTATTAAATTGCGGGATAAAATAAGTACATTAGAGCAAAAAAATATAATAATTGTGGATACAGAGACTTTTCTTCCATTATTAAAGAAAGTAACATTATTTAGTCGTTCTGAAGTATTTGCTAATAAACCCGTTTATACATTAGATATCGAACAAAAAGACAATAGTTTGTTTATTAAAAACTCTAACACATTTGGAAAAACTAATACAGCTTATGAAGTGGATGTGTTAAAAAATGATATAGATTTATCTATTAGTATAAATAGTCTTTTGCTACAGAATGCACTTTATAATATAAAAGGGTCGGCATATTTAATTCATAGTGGTGGGAATAATCCTTTAGTCATTATGGATTCGGAAAACCCAACTTATGAATGTTGCATAGCACTAATAAGGAAGGAGATGTGAAAATGAAGGTTGATCATGTTAGTTTTTCGATGTTAGATGCATGGGGGAATTGTCCTTATAGAGCATCAAAACTTTATACTACGCAAATTTCCATCGATACGGATGCATTAGCATTAGGAACTATGATACACACTCTTTTATATGAATATTATGAACCCTCCAATATGAAAACATTACGGGAAATGTTCGAAGAACTCTGGGAAAAATATGGTATTTGGAATTTGCACATTTATGATGATGCTGTAAGTATGATAATGAATTATGAAAAGAATCATAAGGAAACGGGCGAAATTATTGCACGAGAAAAGCGGTTTGAAATTGATACTGGAGCTGGTATTCCGATTGTTGGCGTAATTGACCGTATCGATTATATCGAATCTAATCCTTGCTATAATTATGAAATTATTGACTATAAAACAGGAGCCTTCAAGAAGAATCAGGCTGACGTAGATAGGGATTTGCAACTATCAATATATGATTGGGCATTTCATAAGATGTATGAGCAGGGGATGTTTCCTGATTATCCCGAAATTGTGGATACAAAACTAAGTTTGTTATATTTACGATATGACAAGGTTAGTACTTTTAGAACTGAAGAAGATAGAGAGTTTATTGACAGGATGATTTTGGCGACAACCAAACAAATTTTGGAGGAAGATAACCCACAGCCAAGATTGAATCAGTTTTGTCCTTATTGCTTTGTTAAGTATGAGTGTCCTGCATACTTAGAATATGCGCAAACTTTCCCAAATATAAATAGAATACAAGAAATGACTGATGAAGAATTGTTGAAAGAGGCAAAAGAAGCACAAATGAAACAAAAGATAATTGAGGATTATCGTAATGCTTTATTAGATGAAATTCGTAATCGGCTTGAAATGAGGGACATGAGCACTATGCATACTCCTCTATACGTGGCTAAAACATATAGTCGGGCTTATAAAGATTATGATATGGCAAAGGTGAAGAAAATATTGAAGCCTATAGGGGTTTACGATGAAGTTGTTAAGCTGGATAATTCTTTGTTGAAAAAAGCAATGGAAAAATATAATTTGCCACCAAATCTTCTTGACGGAACTTACACAATATCTTATGCTAAAGCCACAATAACGATTACTGAATCGGAAGGAAAGGAAGGAATCGGAAATGCTTCTTAAATTCAACTTTGGGGATGAGCAGTATACGGCTTCTACAGAAGAATTATTTACAATAAATGCCGATAATCCAGAAGCGCTTGCCTATGATTTACAGCAGAACCCATCATTAACCTTTTTCTGGGGCTTTTTGGCTGAAAAAGCAGCAATAAAATTAGAGAAATTGGAAAATGATTTCGAAGTTTGGTATTCTATTCATTATGAAAAAGCACGAGAAAAATTAATGAATGATGAATCTATACCAAATAGTAAAATATCAGAATCGATGATAAAGAATGTGGTTATTTGTGACAATTTAGATGATTGGAATAAATGGAAAAATGAAATAAGCAAATGGACTTATTACAAAAAGATGTTATCTCGCATTGAGGCAAGACTAAAACACAAAAGCGATGTGTTGATAAATCTGTTAAGTTATTATAAAATGCACATGGAAGAGCAAAGGTAGGAGATATAAATGGCAAAGAAAAAATCGGAAGAAGGTGCTAGTAAGAAGATAAATGAAATTCTATTGGATGAATCTTTATTGACTGCCCTGAAAATACTTAATGATAAATATGGAGAAGGGACGGCAATTATTGGTGCCTACGCTCCTAAAAATCTGGAAGTAATATCTACTTCATCATTAGCTTTAGATGATGCTATTGGAGTTGGTGGTATTCCTAAAGGTAGTATTGTAGAAATATATGGGCCAGAAATGTCTGGGAAGACTACTTTGGCTATTCATATGTTGGCTGAAGCTCAAAAACAAGGCAATGTAGTTGCGATAATCGATATGGAGCATGGCATGGAAATGGAATATGCGGAAGCTTTGGGGTTGGATAGCAATTTTGTTATATTCTCACAACCTGGGACAGGAGAAGAAGCTTTAACAATCGCAGATACACTGATAAAAACTGGTAAAATTGGTATGCTTGTTATTGATAGCGTTGCAGCCCTTGTTCCTGAGGCAGAATTAGAATCAAAAGTGGAAGATCAGCATGTGGGCAGACAGGCAAGGATGATGTCAGCGTTTTTGAGACGTATCCAACCTATTGTAGGGAATACGAAAACAATTTTGATTTTCATAAATCAATTACGTGAAAAAATTGGGACATATGGTAATCCAGAGACAACGCCTGGTGGAAGAGCTTTGAAATTTTATTCCAAAATCAGAATCGATTTAAGGGCTATCGATAAAATAATGGAAAATGGTGTTCAGGTTGGTTCTGTAGTGAGGGCAAAAATTGTTAAAAATAAATATAATCCTCCTTATAAAGTAGCCGAATTTGATTTGATATATGGAAAAGGTATTGATAAAATAAGCGAAATTATCTCTTTAGCTATCACACGTGGTATTTTAAGAAGAGGCGGTTCATGGTATTTTATGGGCGAAGAAAAAATTGCTCAAGGCAGAGAAGCATTGAGGGAATATTTGGAAAATAATCCAGAAATGGTAAAAAAGATTTTGGAGGGGCTTGGATATGACTAAAATATATCTGTCTGGTGGAATAGCAGGGATAGATTATAAACTTGCTTCTTCATGGCGAGAAGAAGCCAAAGCTTATTTTGAATTTTATGGATATGATGTTATAAATCCTTTAAGAGGTCATTACTACCAGGGTAAACCGGAAAAGTTATTGGAAAGTGATGAATTGACAATAAATGAAATAGTCAGACGTGATTTGTATGATTTAAAGCGTAGTGATTTAGTGTTTGTTGAGTTTACTAATCCATTCAAGAATTATATAGGGACAGTAACAGAAGTTGCTCTGGCTTCTTTTATCTATAATATTCCTGTTATAGTTTGGGCTGGAAACGAGGAGCGTGTAAAAGATTTAGAAAATGGATGGATGGGGTTTATGGCAGCAAAAATAATAGGTGACTTTAGTGAAGCCCTTGAATATACAGTAAATTATTTAGCAGATAGATAAGGAAATAAAAGGAAAATTTTACAATTGGAGGGAGAAATGGAAAAGAAAAAGAGGAAGATTAATCCACTTGATTCAAAAGCAGCTTTAAGAAAGGCTATTCGTGCTTATTGTGTTGATTGTAGTGGTGGATCATCAAAAGAAGTTGAGTTTTGCCCGATTAAAGATTGTAAGTTATGGCCATATCGTTTTGGGGTTTCTATTGAACGAGCGAAAGCCAAAGGAAAAATTCAAGAGAAAGAGGTGATATATAGTGGCAAGAAAAAGTAAATTAGAGTTGAAAGTTGAGGAGGTTTTAAAGGAATTATTCCCAAATTGCAAGATAAGCCATAATTTCAGTATTGGGAAAGGATATAAAGTTGATTTTGTAGTTCACTCGGTATATGATATTGCTGTGGAATGCCATGGAGAACAACATTTTAAATATATAAAGTATTTCCATGATGACCAGGCAGGTTGGTTTGAGCAAATGAAACGAGATGAAGAAAAATATCAAATGGTATTAGATTCGGGAATGCCTTATGTCGAAATTTACTATGATGAACCAATAAACAAGGATACAATCTTTCGTAAAATCAATAAAGCAATTGATATTTATAATTGGTCTCGAGCAAGGGGAGATTATAGACCGGATCAATTTTATCGTGATTTAGAAGTTGCAAATTTTCGTAGGAAATCATATTTTGTAAAAGCAAAATTGGATGCCGAAAAGGAGGAAGAAAAGTAAATGGTGCTTCATGAATATATCATAGAATACGATAAATTTGATGATTATTATTTCATTATTCCAACTGGTGATTGGCATTTGGGAGCCAAGAAGTTTGACCGCCAAAAATGGTTAAATATGGTACAAAAGGCGGCAAAGAATGACCGAGTCCATCTTTTATTAATGGGTGATTTGGGCGATTGCATTGTTTATTCTGACAAGAGGTTTGATTCAAAAGTGATTGAGTCAAGCTATTATAATGAGGAAGATTTGGCAGATTTAGCAGGTAAACAATATCGTGAAATTAGGGATGCTTTGATGCCCTGTAAAGGGAGAATAATTGGAATAATCGAGGGTAATCATGAAAAGAAGATGCGCAAACAATATTACCGAGATTTAACGTTAGACCTGTGTCGTGATTTAGAAACTACCTTTTTATCATCTGTTTGCATGATTAGGTTAGTATTCCAGAAAAAAAGAAAAAATCCTCGACAAAATAGGAATGAACAAATTCAGGAAAGTTTAAAGTATATTATTTTTGCAACTCATGGAAGTTCTGGAAGTACAACTATAGGTGGAAAAGTAAATTATGTAGAATCTTTGGCACGTAGTCATGAGGCAGATTTTTACTTTGTGGGCCATACTCACGAGAAAATGATTTGGAATTCACGAATGAAAACAGGAATCACTAAAACAGGTAAACTAAAAAGAACTGAAATAAGACGCATTATGGCTTTGACTGGTAGTTTTTACAAATTATATGATGATGGAGCTTCGGATTATGCCGAGGATAAGCTTTATGAAGCGATTCAAACTGGAGCTGTAGGCCTCAAAATATATCCGGCAAAGGAAAGAATTGAAATATATAGTGATATAATCGATATGTTGTAGGTGATAAAATTGAAAAAAAGCGGTATTCCCATTTACATGTTAGAGGTTATGAGGCGCAAATTTATAGAGAGAATCGGTAAAATATTTGCTACTAATCCGGATTTGAAAGGATATTCCTTTCAAGAGAGCACGGAGGATGATTTTGGTACTATTTTATTGTATTTATTTTTAGGAAAGGATAGTATCCGTATTGTTGGTCGTTTAAAAATTGATTTATTAGCACAAAAATTTATTTGGAGTATCTATGATATTGACTTATTTAAACTTTCTGATAAACTAAATAAAGAAGAACCAGATTATGAAATAATCTATGAACGAATCCCAAAAGAGGAAATGGGAGTGGAATTCTTATGATGAATTTGTTTATGTTTATTGATGAATTCCTACCAAGTAGGATAATAAGAAGCCGTTCTATGATGGAAGAGTTATGTAATCGTTTAAAGTTCACAAATTATTTTTCATTTGATGTTGAGACAACGGCTCTTCCAACGAGGGGTAGATATGATGATGTTGAATTATTAGGTATAGGTTTTTGTATTAATTATGATACATTTTATGTTCCAGTCAAACACGAGGTTGCTTTTGAATTACTACCATTAGATTATGTGATTAGGATGCTTAAACCATATTTTGAGGATCCTACTAAAACAAAGATTGCCCATAATATAAAATTTGATACACATGTTTTACGTAAATATGGTATTAAGGTCAATGGAACTTTGATAGATACAATGATAATGGCTTGGCTACTCAATGAAGAAACCGAATCTAAAGGTTTAAAGAATTTAATCAGAAAGGAATTTGGTATAAATTTAGTTGAATTGAGCTTTTTTGAGTCTGTAGGTTTTGTTAATAGTCCTATCAGGGAGGCGGCTAGATATTGTCGTATGGATGCAAAATCATGTTTTCATTTATATCAATTTTATAAAAATAAGTTAAGGGAGGAAAAACTCTTAGCAGCCTTTAAGTTGGAAACTGATTTATTGCCTATTGTAATAGAAATGGAAGAAGAGGGTATGCTCATTGGGGAAGAATATATGGGACAATTAGGACAAAAGATAAAAGAACAGACAAAAAAAGTAAAAGAGGAAATACTTGAATTGCTAGGCCACCAAATAAACATAGATAGCTCAAAGCAACTATCTGATTTACTTTTCAAACGGATGGGATTGACATGCAACTATACTACTGCTAAAGGAAATCCTTCGGTTGATGAACAAGCACTTTTGTCTATCGTTACCGAACATCCAGCGATTCCCAAATTATTGGAGTATCGCAGATTACAGAAGTTGTATTCGACCTATATTGAAGGTTTTCAAAAATTTATTATTGATGGAAAAATAAAGACAACATTTGATTCCATAGGGACGGCAAGCGGGAGATTTAGTTCATCTAACCCTAATTTACAAAATATCCCAAGAGATGATGATGAGTTTAAAATTCGGCATCTTTTCAAAGCTCCGTCTGGCTATAAAATGATTGTGGCTGATTATAGCCAAATTGAATTGAGGTTGATAAGTCATTTTTCCCAGGAACCAAAACTTATACAGGCATTTAAAAATCAGCGTGATATTCATGCCGAAACAGCTTTGGATTTATTTGGTACGTTGGATGATGAAAAGAGATTTTATGCTAAAACTATAAACTTTAGTATTGCTTATGGTGCAGGCCCGAATAAAATTCGTCAAGTATTGGCATCCGCAGGGCATGATGTTTTTAATATCGAAGAAATTGAAGGTATTCTTAGCCAACATAGGAAGAAATACCCAGGATTTTATAAGTGGCGAGATGAAGTAGTTAAAAGTTGCCGGGAAAAAGGCTATGTTCGCACATTAATAGGAAGGAAAAGGCGATTACCAATGATAAATTCCGATGATTCATACAAAAGAAGCAGAGCAGAACGGCAAGCAGTAAATACGATTATTCAAGGTAGTGCAGCGGATATTATGAAATTAGCTATGATTAATATATTTAATAATGAGATATTCCAGAAATTTGGCGGAAAAATTCTTTCCCAGATTCATGATGAATTAGTAGTGATTGTAAAAGAAGATTTTGTGATGGAAATAATGCAGTTAATCGAAAATGAAATGGTAAATGTAAAAGAATTATCTGTTCCTTTAGAAGTCGAAATAGGTTATGGTGATAATTGGGGACAAGCTAAAAAATAGGAGGTATCAGAAGGAGGATATCGATAGGATGTTTAATAATTTAGTGCTGCTATTAAAAGCAGCAGGATTAGATATTAAAGATTAAGGAGGAAACTAATATGACTAAAGTTGCTTTTTATGTGGGACATCCAAATGAGGTTTCATTTGTGCGAGCTATAGTGCCTTATCTAAATGAAGGTAGCTGGCTTGTATTTACTGACCGCAAAAATGTAGCGGAAGAGTTAAGAAAATATAAACTGAAATATCGTTATATCAAGGATTATCGAATAATGGTGTGGGAAATGGCCCTATATAAGCCCCATGTATTTGTTGATTTTAACATCAACATTGTTTTCTCTCCTCGAATAGGAAACATTAATGTTCTTATTCCTCGAAGCTTTATGCTACCATTATCCGACAATTTGCATTTTTATGATTTCATATTGGTTTCTAATAAATTCAATAAAATTCGTTTGGAACAATTTGGTATTGATGCAGAAAAAGTTTTGGTCTTTGGTTTTCCCAAATTTGACCTGGCCGCAAGAAACGAAGAAGTTATGATGAACGAAATAGAAGAGAAAGCATTTGAAAAATATAAGGATAAACCCCATAATAGCGGGTTACGGATAGCCGCCTTTCTTATTAAACAGGGTCGCTCTGCTAAAATAAATGAGTATCCTCATCTAAAATTTGCTAAAAGAATTAATAGGAGGAAAAAGAATTATGATAAAATGGGTGAAGAACAAGTTGACACCGGAAATGAAAATCAAGAAAACGGAGAAGAAGGAGGAGAAACTTCCTCAGCGAATTGAGGGTTTCATCAATACAGTTTGTCCTAATAAGATAAAGGTAGAATTTAATAAAATAGCGACATATGATGTTCTGCAAGGATTCTATTATATTGTTGATGTTTATCCGTCTGAAGTTTATGGAGGATATGTATTTAATGCTGATACGTGCGAATTGGTAGGCTATTATAATACCTCTTTACCAAATTTTTCTATCGGTATTGATATTGTTTCATTAAGTAAATTTCTTTCGTCTGGTGGAAAATTAGTGTAATATAAGCCTCCCTAATCTAAAAATCAGGGAGACTTATTGAAAGTTGGGGTTTATTTTGTCTTGATACCTGAACCACCACAATCTGGGCATTTATGATAAGTAACCTTATCTGTTTCTGTGTCTATGGTGACGATATAACCCGTTCCGCCACATGTTGGGCATGTTTTTATCGTGGAATTCTGTTCAGGTTTTTTATCTTCTGGTTCGGAGGGCCATATAGCCAGGCAAGCCCTGCATAGGAATGACAAACAGATTATCACAATAATAATCCCAGCAATCTTGCTTGCCTTGTCAGGAGTTCGGTTTTCATTCATTTTTTACCTCCTTTCATTCATACATTTGATTTTCCCTTTTTTGTGTTTTGTGTTTGCGCCTATATACTTTTTTAGACTCGATAATTCTTGCCGGTCTGGGCACCTCCTTTCTTATTGACTTATAAACCTGAATTATGTTAAGGTTTTTATGATTCTTTTTCATTTTTTGATTCCTTATTTCTGAGAATAAAATCAGCAATTTTTTCCCAAAACTCAAATTCTTTTTCACTGATTGTCCAATGAGTACCTATTTGTCCTATTTTTTTATTTATCCGTTTGAATTTTTCCATTTCATTTTCGTTTATTTTGTTTTTTCGACGAGCCATGCTATCCCTCCTTTGTTAATAAGTCATCTGACACAAACATTCCTTGCTTCAATAGGAAATCAATCCCTTTTACAGATAGGGTTCGCCCGCGATTAGTCATTATGATATAACCTAAATCCAATAGAAAGTTTTCATGAACCAATTGTAAGGTCTTTTCATCGATGTTTAACATCAAAGCCAGGGTTTTTATACCCACGGGTCTCCCAGCTTCACCCAATACCTTCAGGTATCGAATATCATTATCATTCAACCCATTTTCTCTAATACCCATTATGTTTAGCATTTCCTTAACGCTTTTAAGTGTGATTTTCCGACTATTACCATTTAGTGAATGGTATTCTATGACCCTTTGCAATAGGATTACTGCCAACCGGGGTGTAAAACGGCTTGCGATAGCCAATTGTTTGATTGCCGTTTTGGCCATATCATAATTTGTGTGCTTGAGGGCTTGGATAATTATTTGTTCGATATGTTCATTAGTGTAATGTTGGAAATGCAAGATCAATGGGCATCTATCCCGCAAAGGCTTACTTATGTTGCCTAATAAAGTCGTGGCACCGATAAAGGTGAACCTACCTACGTTGATAGGTTGTTGGTTGATTTTTGCGAATTCTGGAACATAACGATATTGCTCAAGTGGTAAATAAAGCTTTTCTTCGATTTCCATAGGCAATCTATGGACTTCATCGATAAATAGAACATCATTATCACTTATGCTCATCATCGTATTTTCAAGGTCAAAGGTATGACCCAAACGATAGATTAATCTTCCCCCAAGTTCCTTGGCAATAATTTGGGCCAAGGTAGTTTTGCCGGTTCCAGGTGGACCGACCATTAAGGTATGAAGCATAGGTCTATTCTCTTGTTTGGCGGCTTCAAGGCTAATTTTTACTTGTTCAACTATATTTTCATTCCCAATGAATTCATCAAAACTCATTGGAGTGAATATATACGGCATGGGTCACCTCCTTATCTTTCGAATGCGCCTCTCCGTAATTTGGCAAAGTCCCATGCATATTCGTATAAATGCAATCCTTTGCTGATGGCGATAGTTTCACCGGGTTCAACATCAATTTCATCCGCCATATATTCCTTTAGCATTTGTAGACCAGCCAAATTAGCGGGGAACCCACCCCACAAATCCCATGAACGGAAATATACAATAAAATGTAGCTTTCGCTCATCAGGGTAAATTCTGGTGTCAATCTGGCGTAGGCAGGGCGGGTCGTTTAGATAAATCGAATTTGAATCACATACTGCCATACAAGCTTGATTTGTGCCAAAACCATTTTCTTTATAGATTCTTATTACTTCTTGTATTTGGTGTTCCAGATACATTCCATAAGTATAATCTTCGAATTCCGATTTGGAATGAGCCGAACAAAGCTTTTCCAAATATTCAAATATATAACCTTCGTCAACTGGGCAAGGGATAGCTAAACCCGGCGGAATATCGGGAATAAGAGGCCTGGTTTCGGGGTTTTTGATATGGATAACGACGAAATCAAACTCAAGCCTCCTACTACCAGCATAACTACCTTTTTCGATTGTATAAATCCTTCCTTCTTCAAAAATCTTGAAAATTGCTTGATACCATGCATCAGGAATATCTCTTGCATTTATTTGTGTTATTTTCATTTTTATGCCTCCTTATTAGGGTGCGGCGGCTGGGGAGATAATTATCCCCCCAGCCTTTCCCCCAACCTACTCAGTTGAATGGTAATCCTCGTTGTCAAGCCATTCCTTCAATCCGTCGATAAGGCGTTTGATGTCGTTCTTTGCATCTTTCTGTTCAGCCAGGACTTTTTTGATTTCGGCAAATTCTTTGGCAGTAATGGTTTCGGTAATTACGTGGCCAAGGAGAAATACCCTTCTGCCTACGGGACTATTAGCCCAATAATCAGGGTATTTAAGTCCCCTCCTTGACCTCGTAGCATTTGCCGCATCTTTGCCTTTCCCCAACGGATTCCCCCTCCTTTCTTTTACTTGCTCTTCTCGTACTTCTTGACGAGCGTACGCAGGAAGGCCGACGTGTTCAACCCCTCTCGCCTTGCGTATCGTTTGATACGCTCTTTGTCTCGTGGGCGAACGGCGATGGTAAGGGTCACCCACTTCTGATCATTTTTCTGCATTTTGTTCACCTCCTTTCGTCATCCTCATCGTTATCGCCGTAGGGGTCATAATCATCCGGCTTTTCTTCAAGCCAATCGATTAAACCCCCAAGCATTAGCCACCATAAAAATGTATTCATCTTTTCACCACCGTAGGATCAATGTAGATGCGAACTTCGTTACGGCCGGGGTTTACGATGACCGGCTTTTCCCTTGTAGCATTCAATTCCCGAGCCAAGGAACTTCCGGCTTTTAAGGCCTCTTCCTTATTTTCATAGGTTATCGTATGGTATTTTCCGTCTTTGTAATATTTTACCTTATACTGCGCTACCTTCATTTTTCCTCCTTTCTCGTTTTTCCTACTTTTATTATAGTTTGTTGGTTTGTGAAAGTCAAGCATCATTTGGATGCCCCACATAAAAAGCAACTTTAGTCATATTAGTTTCCTCCTTGATCTTTAATATCTAATCCTGCTGCTTTTAATAGCAGCACTAAATTATTAAACATCCTATCGATATCCTCCTCAGATTTAAGGAATTCCAAATTTACTTTAAAATACAATGCTCCTGGCACATTTATAGTAGTAAAATCTAACATTCGTTTTTTTACTGTTGCATAAACAATGATTTCACACATTGCTTCAGAATCTTCTGATTTGTTAATTTCCACATTATGAATGTTGGGTAACGCTTTCAATTTTTCAATAAGTTTTTCTATCATCCTTCTGATACCTCCTATTTTTTAGCTTGTCCCCAATTATCACCATAACCTATTTCGACTTCTAAATAAGGAAACCTTCCATGGGTATTTGTATGTTACTCATCGATATCTTCCTCATCATCCTCTTCAATCTCGATAATAGCAAGAGGATATTCATCCAAGTTTAGTTCCTCGGGAGTGTCAACCCCGAGGAACTCCAGAAGCCTTTCCTGGGCTTCCTTGTGCAAATCGTCAAAAAAGATAGGGAAGTTATCAGTCATTCTCAAAAACCTCCTTCCGTATTCTCTCAAGCTCTTCCTCGACTATATAACCGACTTCATCCCAACCTTCGTTAGTTCGCTCAGTATAGATATTTCCTTGCTTGTCAATAGCGGCAAAGCCGAAGATGTCGTCTATTTCGGTATCCCATATCATTCCATGACCCTTATAGATGGCTCCTATCCAACCGTTTTTCATTTTGTAAAAATCGATTGTTAAGTTGATTTTGATAGTTACTGAAGTCCATTCGTGGGGCGGTTGGTAAGGCTTGACTACATCCCTATCAATCCAGATATCCGTGTCGTAGCTCTCGAATTCCTCTTCCAGTAATTCGTTGATAGCGTATTCCTCAAGGATTGTGTGGGTCATTTTTAACCTCCTTTCCACTGAAACCTTTCCCGACGGAAAAATGTTTACTTTTTAGTAACATCACCTCCTTAAATCATCCCTTTGGCCACCAACCAAGAGACATACCCATGCGGGCAGGTTCCGTCCGGTTCCACCCTGCATCCGTCAATTGCTTCTGCTACCCCATCGTATTCCCATTTCATGCAAGTATCGAATGTGGGTTCCGTTTCACCCCAACGATATTCTCTCCCTGTTTTTTCGGCGTGCTCTTTGCAGCGCTTAAGATATTCGTTTAAGTCAGTTTTGATTTTGAATTTCTGGATATAACCGTTACCTTGTCGTTTCAATACAACGCCGTCGGTACGAATTACGTAACCGGTTGCCCTCTTCTTATTTGGCGAAACCACAACTACCCGGCAAGCCTCTTGAGCGTTCTTCGTATTAATCTTTGCCACTTGTTTCACCTCCTTAATTTCCTTTCTATTCAATTTTTCTACCTTTATACTAACATCTTTTTTCCTTAATGTCAATGAGTAAGTATAAAATACTTGGTTTTCGGAGATCCAACTTTTTTTATTGCAATGTAAGCATTTTCATACATTTTGATAATAATTGTTTAATTAGTGGTGGTTTTATATTCATCAACGGGTGGTAAAACAATAGGTAACTCTATAAGGGTATCATCACCTAAATAGCAGTGATGATTATATTCGTAAGCCAGGATAGGCAGCTTGTTCAGTCCTTTCATGTCAGGAACGTCAATCCCCAAACTTGTCAATCTCTTGATTTCGTGGTCGGCGTCAAATAGTTCATCCTGATGAGAACAGAACATAACCTTACTGCGGAAGAGATTTCCCTTTCCATCGTGGAGAACCAAGCTAATACGAATACGACTATGATACTCCTTATTCTGGGTGATAATACCCACTTCCTGTTTTATAATTCCCAGTATCTTCATTTCTTTCTCCTTTTTTGATTTTATTTTAACAAAAGAGAGAAGAAAAGCCAAGCCCCAAATCAAGGCGGCGCAAGTTAAAGTTATCCTTAATGTCTCATATATTATAAGATATACAAAAACATCCTAAATTACATCATAGTAAAAGATATTAAAAACTATAGTATATAGTATTTCCTAAAAATGAAGAATACCTTAAAATAATTTTAAGCTGATTATGAAGTATTTTTGGGATTTTTATAGGAATTTTTTAGGATTTTTATGGGATTTTTGTGGGATTTTTGTGGGTTTTTATGGGATTTTATGGGATTTTTGTGGGTTTTTATGGGATTTTTACCCTGGCCATCCCACAAAACTTCAACTTTCCCTCCACCCAAACCTCCAACTTTTCCTCCACCCAAAAATTCCCAACTCCCAACATTTCCCGCTTTAGTAAATATTGCCAGACACAATATATTGTGTTTCAACTAACCTAAAGGCACTAAATATAGTACTAATGAGGATAATGAGAAAATAAACTGAAAAGATATATAACTTTATAAAATTAAGAATTTATGATTTTTCTTTTAGTTAAGCCAAAAATTAGAGTTTGGTAATTATTGTTTACTAATGGAAAACTTTACCATTGCGCGGGCTGAATTTGAAGCTCAAACCCCATCCATTAATACCTTTTTTGTTCCCCCATAGGTGGGAAAATGTACCCCATTTTTGACCTTTTTTAGGTATCCCCGGGAGAATTTGGGCATATGTAACATTTAATTTTTGGCTTATTTAAGCCAAATTTACCTGACACCTATTTTACCCTGTATTTAAGCCAAATTTTTGGTAAAATAGCAGGTTAGAGTATAAGTCAAAAAAACACAAAAAAATGAACAAAAATTAAAAAATTATTCAAAAAATAGGGGGTGGGAACTCAAAAAAAGCCAAAAAATAACTGACACACTTTCAAATTTGGCTTAAAACCTATGTATAAGCATTAAAATTTGGCTTAAAACCTGCAAAAATAATCTAAAAATATCGATAAAAACGGCTGGTCTGCTTTTGCGATGCATATTTTATACAATTTCTGGAAAAATTTATACCTTGTTGTCAAATTCTGGCATTAGTACTCACATGATAATTTTGGAAAAATCTGGGCAGAACAAGTAAGACCAGTCTCAGCCGAGCCCGCTTGCTTCGCTCCCTGCCTGCCAAAAATTCCCAGAGTCTGATACCATAACTTACCAGAAAAAAGGAAATTTTTGCCAGGGTTAAAATGGTAATATTTACCAGTTAGGAAGACAAAAAGAGGGCGAAGCTTTATAGCTTCGCCGCAGGAAAGAGGCGGGGAGCTTTACACTTTTCTTACAATCTCCCACGTGGCATACTTGCTCACGGGGATACCTTTTTTGGAGACTACCCCATCCGAATCTTGGAGGAAAGCCAGTACCGCTCCGGACCGCATACGGGCGATGTGGTGGACTTTCCCTTCATAGGTACGGCCTTTATAGTGTGCCCTCATATACAGCCCTTTTCGTGGGCTGACATTCATTACTTATCACCTCCTTTCCGTCTTTTTTTGGTCTTCATGCCTTCCTTGGTTTCGATTTCCTCTTCCCCCTCGATATCATCCCAAATAGAACCCTCATCGTATTCCCAGTCGTACTCGTCCCAAGCGTACTCATACCAACGATTTTTATACGCCGGTATTTGCATTGGTATATATTCTTTCATGGGATGAATCCTATCAGTAGGGAATTCGGTACACCCGGAAGCTAACTCCCAAATGCGGCCTTTGGTTTCTTTGCGTATGACGATTCCGCACGGGGTTAACACCCGGGCGTTTAATAGATAGTCGCCCATGCGGTTGAGTACTAAGGAAAAGGGAAATACCTCTAAATAGGCATCGTCTGTACCACTGTGGAAGGCGTCCATGGCTACGTGAGAATGGATTACCCCGATATAGCCATGATTAATCTCTAACGTGCCAAGTAGTCGACAGGACGTGCCAGATACTTCTTGCTCTGGCAGTTCCACATCGGTTACATGGAAACAGTTGTCATTAGCCGTCCCTACGGCGAATACCATGAATTCGGTATTCACCTCATTTACCAGTTTCATCAAGCTACAGATTACCTGCGGTTCAATTGCCACTGTAGCTTCATAAGGACAACAACGATACTCATCTCCTACTGTCACCCACTCTTGCCTACTCATAGTCAGCCTCCCTTCTATACTGCTCATACCGCAATGGGTACTCACCTATCTTATTTCCTCCCTCCCATACCTCGATTATATCGTTATCGTTATTTACGTAATACCTATTTCCATTCACCCCGACTCCGCGCCGTATATATGGCGCAGGTGGGTATTGCATTGCAAACCGTTCGGGGTAAGCTTCCATCAGCTTCGTGGCCATTAGTTCAATAATCTGGCTCATTCAATCGCCTCCATCGTCAACTTCCCATAGCTCTTCTTTCTCACCAAAAAATCGGCGGTATTCGGGTCCGCTTGCAAGCGCACTGTCAAGGTTCCACACCTGCCACACCTGCAGCGCCGATGGTAGGATGCGCTCCAAATCCGTATCAAGTCCCATGTCACAAAAATTACCAATACCTATTTGGGGATGATATGGTATATCCCCTACGGTCCGACCTGCACAAGTAAGTGCCCGCCTATTCAACTTGTAAATGAATTTAATTAGGTAAATGCATGGTGGGTTTAGTCGGTAGTATGTCCCTCTGTATAACGCACGTGTTACGCGTAGGACGCCTATCGGAGAGTATAGGCGGTCACCCTTTTTTACCCACCCTGGTGGGATTTCGCATTGCTCATCGCTGAAAAACCGTCTTATCCTTTCATCACTCATATCAGCCCCTCCTTAATATCAGCCCCTCCTTATCGCTCGTATCAACCTCTTCTCACGGGGATATACAGGTAATCGTTAGGGGATTCTCCCTGCAATATCACGATTATTCGCCCTTGGTTATACAGGTTACGGCTGCGAATGTTATGAAAGATTCCAATCAGTTGATCCACGCCGGGGTTGAACGTGCCGTACCCATTCCCCGCCGTAACCCACCCACCGCTTTTATCGCGGCGGTATTCATGGACATCGTTCCACCAGTCTACTATCAGGACTCGGTCAAGTAGTTTCCCACCGATGAATTCGATGTCCTCACTTGTACCGACGTTTAATGCATGAAAGTAATTCACGTAAGGCATGTCAACGTAATCGTCGGCCATTACGTGGACGTAAACCCTGTAAGCGTAAGGTGAGAGTTCCCCGACGATGTCTATTATATCTTCCTTGCTTGCATAAACCGGGATTCCAACGCTCTCAAAGCCATAATTGCGGATTAGTCGTGCCAACCATTCCGCCTTACGCTCCCCGTCTGCAACCGGCAATCCATATTGCCCGGGCAAGAATCTGTCACCGTCAATACATACTATCATATGATGATTCTTCAGCGTCGGCAATCGTTGCAACCAGTATGCGATTGCGAGACTGCCACAACCGATTGAAATGTGGATATTTCGATCTCTACTCATGTTAGCCTCCCTATCACCAGTCGCCCCATATCCGCACTTGCTGCGTTTCATGAGTTGTTCGCCTTGTGGTTGAGATTTGGTCTATACTCAACGGTGGTTTTTCACTACGTTCCCTGTTAGCGTTGCGGGCAGCGATCCACGCCTCCCGCAGCGTGTACCGGTCAAAGTCGCTGTAATATATTACATCACTACCGCATTCATCGCAGGTAATATCACTGTCATCGTCATGGGAGTATTCACATTCATCCGGTTCCGCCATTTCCCAGTGACGATCGTTATAAGTATGATAACGTCTGATTTCCGTGTAATATGAAGTCCAACTAATCATGTCCGGGTACTTGCCGCAGTTGGTGCAATACCACGGACCGATGATTTCCTTTGCGAATGCCCATTGTATATAATTCTCCATCCCTCTTTCTGTCGCCATTTTCCACCTCCTTTTAAAATCTAAAAGTGATGATAGAGGCGGGGGGGGGGGAAAACCCCCCCCCCCCGGGGGGGGTCCCCCCCCCCCCCCCCCCCCACCCACCCCCCCGGGGGCGCCCCGCGGGGGCCGGCCGCCCCCCCGGGCGGGCCCCCCCCCCCCC